GCCGCCGCCGCCCTCGCCGCCCTCGCCCCCGCCGCCGCCCTCGCCTCCGCCCACTCATTACCGCCGACCACGTCACCCGCGATCTCACGATCGATGAGACGACGGACCTGTTCGACCGCCGCGATGACGTCAGGATAGCCTTCCGCGACCACGGCAAGACCGCCGTCCACGACCGGCGTCAGCAACCAAGCCTTGAACCGCCACAACACCGTCCGCTGGTCCGCCTCTGTCATCCCGACGGGGAAGGCTTGCAAGAATTCCAGCGGGAACGTCATGGCCTGGCCGTTCGGTAATCCTTCAAAGATTCCGTCTTCAAGGTGAGCGAATTCCTCCAGGATGCCGAGTTCTGTGGGATAGAGAGAGTGCTGGTATGCCTCCAGGGTGCAGCCGACGGCGCAGCCTTTGCCCCGTTCCCACCCAGTGCCCTGGACGAGTTCGTCGGCCTGGGCGTGGCGGATCAGCCGGTCGGTGTACAGTTGTTTAATCGCTGGGTCGTTGTGGAAAGCTTGCATTGGGGCTCCTGGGTTGTCAGTTAGATGGACTGGATGGATATTTGGGAATAATCATCACGCCGCAGGTGAAGTGTTGGGCAAAGAATTCCTGCATAAAAATAGGACGATCCGGTGTACCTGTGTCATCAGTTTCCTTTCTTAGCAACCAAGTAATCGACGCCGCTGTATCGCCTCAGTATCTCTTGCAAGTCAACGCGAGTCCGGTTCTCACCCGGCAGCATCGATCGGTAACTCTGGTATCCCGGCACCAACCCCCTGGTCGCACCGCTCGCTCGCAACTGATGCTCGGTCGGTGTAAAATGGCCGTGCCGGACACAGTCGTCGTGGCGGATCTGGGCACGCTCGAACGTCGAGTCCTTCGTGGGCGAGTTGTAGCTGCACCACGCGGCCCTCGCGGTCGACCAGATGAGCGACTCTTTGACTGCCTCGACTGTTCCTACCGGGACGTGATCATCGACGAACGGCATGTGCCATTCACCTTCCCGCAGCGTCTGAGGCACGCTCTGACTGTAAAGTCTGAGCATCGTGATCGCGAGCCGCTGAATGTTCTGATCGGCGTTCTCGTCACACCGCTGAGCCCAGAAGTTGACCAGTTGGTCGCGGCCCATGGTGAGGACACCCGTGATCCACCCCCACGGCTCATTGTAGCGGTTCGGGATCGCCTTGTGAGGGTTGAACCGCCGCACCATCTCGTCGGTCCAGCGTCGCTGATCATGGAACCGTTCTTCGATGTAGCTGCGAAGCTCTGGTTCGTCATCGACGACCTCACCGGCCTGCATGCCCGAGACGTTCTTGCCAAGGTGGAGGTGGCTCGCTGGATCCTGAGCGATCCACTCGTTCATCCGCTCGTACGGGATCGCCCGTGAGCTGCTGTAGTTCCGGCTCCACCGGTGCGTCATGACTTCCGCGTGGATCATCCGTTCGTACGTCGCGAGCCACGTGATCGCCTCTTTGCCTTCGGCGATGGAGTGTTTCAGGATCCTGGCATAAAAGTTGCCCGTGCTGTACTCTAGCATGTCGCCTCACTGGTTAGTTGTTTGTATTCCCTCGTATCGTCGTTCATTCCGACTCCTTCGGAAACTGAGTTGGTTTAAGTTCAAAGGATCATGTCCGACCTGATCGGTTCAAACTTCATGGTTGTTCTTTCAGAATCTGCGATTTGATCACGACGCTCTAGCGTTCCACCTGATTGGTTGGTCGCGAAATACGCCCGCATATCCGATCACTCTGTCGTTTACAATCATCACACATGGATCGCCACGCGTCCAACTCTGAATGTGGGAAAGAACGAACCCGAAGGTCCGTACCTCTCATACCTGACGCCGTTTGGGAGAGTCACGTGTTTCTCGTCGTATATCGCGACCTTGATAGCCGTCGGGTCAGAGTGTTGAAGCAGCACCCACCACGTTTCGTGTCGATCCGTCGCCTTCAGCAGTTCTTCCTGCCCCTTCAGCTCCCGAGACTCTTCCCTCGTGGCCCTGCGACGACCGGTCTCCGTCAGAACCTGGAACGGTTTGGACTTCCGAAGCTTCCGTAGTCTCGCCTCAAACCACACCGACTCCCTGCCGCTAGTGGAGGTCACGGCGGTCCTCCGCTCAGGATCGACCGAAACGATCTCGAATTCGCGAGAGTTGCCCTTCCGGTCGACCGAGTAGAGCGTCATGCCGGGCTTGATCGATTCAAACTTCATGGCTTTCCTTCTTTGTGAACACCTGAACCTTGACCATCCGCTCCTCCTCAGCACAATCGAGGTCGTACGCATCGTCGATCCATTCGACCACGCACGGCTCACCGTACTTGCCATCCTTCGGCTAAGACGCGTTGACCATCGATACCCTTAACCTTGAAAGACCAAGGCGTATGTTGAATCATGTCGTTGAATACCCATGCCACCTGCCCAACCTCATAGCTCATCACGATCCTCCGATGGTTCTGAATACTCACAGGGATCACTGGACCCGCGACACATACATGATACCTGACTCGCTTCGATTGTCAAGCCACATTCCTGACATTCAGTGGAAATGAGCCGGTTAGCCTCGTCGAATGCCTCCCGATGCCGATCGTCGTCGATGACGATTTCGATGACGTTCCGAAGCTTCTTTTTTCGGATCACTCCGATAACCGCCAATACGTTTGTATCTTTGCCTTCCGCCACTTCTGGCGGTTAGCTCGCCGGTCGCCAGTCGCATGTTGTGGGCTGATATGTTTTCATGATTCGACTTGCTCCCTTCCTTCGCATGTCTTTGGTGGACTTGGATAAATTTCGATCCACTCGCCTCCCTTGCGACCGTAATTGAGATGGACTCGGGTTGGCCTTGGGGCGATAACGCCGAACCCTTCACCCCCGTTGCGTATCGCCTTCGGATTTTTACACTCGTTGTTATCAAGGAATTTGCATCCTTGACATATCGTCATTGCTCCCGCTTCTGGCGTGTTGGGATGCACTCTGGAATAGAGTCGAGGGTGTTTCTCAATCAACTTGTTTCCACAAGGCGTACAAAGCGTAACGATGATATTCTCGGGCTTGTCTGCCCAATTGTGTTCTCGCCATCTCTGGAGCGGCGGGATGATCTTATTTGCGATATCGTGGGATTGGTCGGTAGTGCCAACTATACCGCAGCACTGGCAATTGTGGACCGTTTTCGGGTGGGCCAAGGTCTCGCTTAACCTTGGCCAGTGGTCCATCTTTTTTGGTTCCATCATCCGAGTGAAGCCCTCACAAAACAGTCCTTGGCCTCAAGTAATTTCCGCAAGCCTGCCGACTTCTCGGGACCATCGGGCAGGTTCAAGTCCATCGCAGTGGCAAGGTCTCCGATTGGCTTGGAAACCGCCTGTAGATTCTCCGGGAGATGGGCATAGGAGAAGTATTTGAGGATCGGTGAAGGGCCGAAATTTCTGGGAATGCTCATGATTCTTGCTCCGTTGTGAATTCGATCGGGCCGGAAAATAGGGCTTCGGGATACATTCGTAAGTATGCTTTCACACTATCGCCTCCCCACTGTAATTCGTCGCCTTGCCGCTTGATAAAAATCTCGTGCGCATCTCCATCCGGGTAATACTTCCAGTAATATCGTCCAGGCTCAGTCGGCACGGTCCGCGATAGCAGGATCTTGTGGGGCTGGGTCATGCTTCGTCTTTCTCGCCTGTCGCGGGCAGGTTGGCTAGGCTGCGAATTCTCGCCACCACATCGGCTGGAATAGGTCCGCCGCCGCACTGGAATGTACTTGTGATCGCATTCAGTGTCGTGTTGCTAAATCCGTCCGTCAGCATCCACGCGAATCTAATTAGAATGTCCCTCTCTCGCTCGACCTTTTCGAGACGATCTTGAGTAATCAGCTTTCCGTCATCGTCATACGATTGAATCAACACTTGTTCGTCGATCAACTTAATGCCGATCGTCTCACAACCTTCCACCCATGCCCCTGCGTCATGATCATATCGGCGGCAAGTCATCGACCGTTCGTGCAGTGGAGTGCCTTTTCCATAGTCTTCAATTTCGGGAATAGTGTAGCTGTCGAAAGGGCCTCCGTATGTGGCTTGAGGAATGCCTTGCTCGTCTTTGATAATCATGAAAAACGGGCGGTTGGTGATCGGGCAAACTGGTGGAACGGTTCCCTCCCAAAAGCTTAGCACGGCCTCAACCTTGGCCAGCTTGGCGGCGGCTTGCGTGTCGATCTCGATTCCATCTTCACAAGCGTTGGTTTCGAGGCACCATTCCCCGACGTTCGGCGAGAACCATGCCCAAAACTTCGCGGGCAGTTCTGGCTTCGGCTGGTCGCTCACTTGTATCCCCCTCTCGCTTCGTTTAATGCCGCTTGGGCTATCCGTAACGCTTGCGTCATCGCCAGAGGCTTGCTAGTTGTCACCGCGTTCACGAGTCTCTGTAGTGCGTCGTAAAGATCCGGTGCCACTTCGATCAAAAGTGCGTCCGGGTGGTCGATCGTTTGGAACCAATCCGAGTGATGTTCGCGGCCCTTCACGATTTTGGAATGCTGTTCGGCGCGAATCATGATGTTCGCTCTGTCACCGCCAGTTCTGAATCTGGGAGCTGCCCCTCCCATCCCCCAACGAACAAAATCGACAACGGTCAGATCGTATCGTGGTCGTCCACCGCATATCGCTAGTTGCTTGTGCTTCTGGTTTAACTCCCATCGCCAAGGGCCTGGAGTGAATCGCGTAGGTTGCTCGCTCACTTGCTGGCCTCCTGTCGCTTGAATTCTAAGACCCAGACCCACGGGTTTTTATCCCACGATCCGGGGCCGTTGATTTGATTCCAGAGGTTTGCGTACCAATTAATGCAGGCGTCATCACCGTCGCCGATCGCGTCAATCCAGACGCCTTTGGGGCAACCGTGACTGTCGGGCTTATTGGCTTCCAGCCATCCTTCGGCCAAGGCTCCGCGATGGTCGATGTCTTGCAATCGTTGCACGCGAACATTGACAATTTCCAGGGTGATCCGGCTGGCCCTTCGCGGCATGTGGATTGATGGTTTCCAGGCAAAATCTCTTTGCTCGGAATCATCAAACCAATCCCAGTCTGCGCGATAGGTATACCCATGCTTTGCATGCTCATGATTCTCTGGATGCTCGCATGGTGCAAATGTCTCGCGAACCCAGAGATGACTTCCGACGTGACCGAATGGGCAGACGATCCCTGGGATTGCGGAATCGCAATATCCGTGAGCGACACCATCATCGTCGACCGCAGGACGCACCCAGTCGCGTTGATGTCTAATGGGCCGTCGAAGCTGAGTCTTCTTCCCAGCCAGCAGTGCCTGTATCTCGAACCGGCTGAAGTAGATCGGCTTGACAAGACTCATACTGGCAACTCCCTGGTGACGCACTCGTCACACATCACCGCGTCGCCGCTCGACCGTCCACATGCACAGCGATCGGTAGAACCTCGTGACGTCAGGATGAACCGTGGGGCTGCAGCGTATCGACCATTGACGATGTCTCGCCAGATCTTAGCGTTATCGCCGTAGAGCGTGGCGATCACTTCTTTGTTGACGTAAAGGACGACGCGACCATCCTTTTCAAAAACGTACGCCAACACCAAATTGATGTTGACGCCGATCTCTAAACTCTTGTCATCTTCTTGGAAGTGTACGAACATTTTGATCTCCCTGTGTCGTTGTGATCTATTAACACTTTACCAGCAATGGTTGTGCTTGTCAATGGGATGGTGGTTTTTTCTTAGCTCGCTGCTCATCCACGTACTGGGCCGCTTCGAGTAGGCGGTTACCCACGACCTTGGCCCCGTCCCTGGACAGGATGAGATCGTGATCACACAGGTGCAGCCGAACCGATTCGCCCGACACCGTCACCCTGAGTCCACCTTCGGAATCGCATTTGGGTGTATGCGTGTAACCGAGATCGACTTCGTGTGGGCATGACTGGTGAGGAATCCGAATTGCTGTCTTTTTCGCCACAGGATTCCTGACTAGCACGAAGGTGAGGAACGCCAAGAACGCCACCACGACCACTGTGGGGCCGAAGTAGTCCGCGACCCTTGAACCGTTGCGGTCGAAGTAATGGTCTGGCTTCATGGGTAAATGTACACGATCTGCTCAACCGTACGAGCGAACGCTTCCAGTAGTGGAATTACATCCTGTGTCCTCAAACCGCCATGACCACACCCAAGCATCGGCATCCCGATGGTTAATCCACCGTATCCACGATGCAGTTTGCTCTGAAGCCTCCCAAGCCCACGTTCAATCCATTCGATCTGGCTTGGATCAGAGAAGTGCCGTTTCGTTGGAAACAGGATGACTCCAGATCTCCAGTCTTCGATCTCGCTCAGGATGTGTGGCTCGCCGATCGCATGCTTCCCAGACTGGGTGAGGTAGCGGTGCATTTGGTCGATCCCGACGAATCGATTCTTGCACTCCAGGGCTAAACCTGCACCCATGACGCCCGGCACGCAGCACGTCGGACACACGACTAGGTCGGTCTCGAAGATCTTGGAGGGTGTTCGCCCTCGTACGTGAACGCCAAGCATGATATCTTCCCCCACGTCGATTCGATCATTTCAACAGCATCTTTGGTAAACTGCTCGCATGGCCCATCGCCAAAGATAGGGCATGTCAAGTGGCGAAACTCTGGACGTTGATTCATTGTACTCGCGAGAGCGGATAAGGCAAGGCCCATCTTCTCACGACTACACCGATCCCGCTGGGTCTCGCGAACCGGCAACATCGCGACCCAAGCCTTAATCCCATCCGCCGATTCTACCTGGACCAACCTGCACTGGCCCAACGCGAGACCCATCCGGACATTCTCGTCCCGTATCGCGGTCAGAGATGGGAACTTCCGTTCGATCTGGCCAGCAACGCCCCAGTTCTTCCCCGTGAGACTGATCGTCCACACGATAACATCAAAACCCATCGCCCAGATGTCAGCCTTGCCCTTGGGATATCGGGGCACGCCGGTATCCGATCGCTTCTTACGTTTCTTCTTCCTCATCTCCACCATCCCCTGAGCCATGTCCAGATCGTCTGTTTGTCAAGCTCGTCTTTGAGCTGCTTGACTAGCTCGACCGGAACCTGCTCGCGGTACAGGTAGACCATCAAGATCTCCGTTTCGAGATAGCCGTCACGATGCTGCCGCAACGCCCGTGTGATTTGTCTTCTGATCGCCACGCTTGATCCTTTCCATGATGTTTTGAATGTTGATCATGATTTTACCCGCCTCACCCTCTGATGCACGAGATAGCTGCTCTCTCAGGGCTCCTAGCTGGGCACGTAACGCGTTCTGATCCACGATGCGTCGAAACGCACCACCACGCTCTGCCCACTCGTCAGACGGGCTCAGGAGACCCCACAGGTGATCCCGCTGCTCCGTCGGGAGGCCGATCGCCATGTCATCGAGGCTGCCCCACACTCTACCTTCGTCGATGAAGCCTTGAAGGTGCTGGATCGTGTCTCGATGCGGCGAATCCTGGGCAGGTTCGTACCGGGTATCGATCAGCGATTCTGGGTGGTTCACACAAAGGCTCAGCCACTCCAGGTCCATCAGGTACTGCGTCGCCACCACCTTAGGCGTGACCGGCACATGATAACGGATCGCCTGCTCGGAAACCCCCAGGGCCTTGCTGAACTGCTTGATCGCCAACTGAACCTTAACTTGGCATTCCAGGCGAGGCGGGACCGTCGACAGGATCTGGGAAAGCTTGGTAGCGGCACGCTGGCCAGCCTCTGGGATCGAGGCACCGTCGATGAGAAATTCCCTCAGCACGCTCTTCGCTAGATACTCACACGGTTCCTCAGCCGGAAGATTCCAGTCGTGAATCTCGTCTGGGTCTCCGTGGATCGAGATAATCTTCGCATCGAGCCCAGTCGAGAGGAACACCTGTACGGCCCGTTCGGTGGCTGCAATCCCAGCACGGTCTCCATCCATGACGAGCCGAGCCTGCTTGTTCATCCGTCTGACCTCCTGGACGTGGTTGGCATTCAATCCAACGCCCATGACCGCCACACCGGCGATGCCTTTATTCTGAAGCGAGATGACATCGAAGTAGCCCTCGACGATGTACGCGGGTCCATCGATTGATTTGGCCGTATCGATCCCGTAGAGGAGGGTGTCTTTCTTGAACAGGGCCGTGGTCGGCGTGTTGACGTACTTCGGTCCATCGCGATCAGGAGAGATCCGACCAGCGAATCCAACCGTCCGACCCAGCCAGTCTCGGATCGGAATCGTGATTCGGTTCAGAAGCCATTCGCGGCCATCCCTCAAAAGACCCGTCTGGGTCGCGAGTTCACGGTCAAGGCCGTCGAGGCAACCTCGAACGCACAGCCCGAGACCGAACCGATCAATCGTATCGTGATCGACGCCTCGCGATGCAAGGTAATCGATGGCGCGGCTCGACTTCCACAGCGTTTCGCAGTATCGAGATTCGGCTGACCTGCATACGTCGTAGAGGAGTTTTTTCGGAGTCCCGCAAGGCTGCTCCAGTTCGACGCCGGTCTGCTCGGCCAGCATCGTGACGGCTTCGATGAAGTCGACCGACTCCATGTGCTGGACAAATGAGATCTGGTCGCCTGAAGCGTTGCACGACCAGCATCGGTATCGACGACCGTCGACCTGCATGGATGGACGGTGGTCGGCGTGGAACGGGCACAGGACTTTGCCACGGATGATTGGCGTGTAGCGACTGACCAGCTCGTCGCATGGAAGACGGTCCTTGATCAGCTCGATCGATCGTTTCAATTCCACCGCAGCACCTCATGATGTTCAGTTCTGGTCGTGACATCATACGGCGGAGGACCAAAAACGTCAAGTGGTAGGTGTTGTAGCCATCTTACTCCATACCGCACCACTGCAGTAGTCCAACGACGACACCAGCCACGTTTCACCATCGTCGACTGCTTTCAGTATACAGCCCCCATGAGGTGTGAACAGAGTATCCTGGATCACGATTCTCTTTCCAAAATACTCCGCCTCCATGATAATACGTTCGCATATATCAAAACATTGGCTCGGATCGAGTCGGTAGAATCCGATGCGGAATTCGTCAGCCTTTTGTTTGATTTTGGCGACATGGGCACTAAATCCATGAACGGTTCTGATGTCTCGCATCCAGCCGTCAAAGTAATGCAGATTATCTGTGGGTGGAAGCGGACAGAATGGTGCCGATGGGTCCGAAGCGATGATCGCATGATCTTCGTAATGATTCAAAGCGTGATAGAATTTTCCCGTAATAAACTTATCAAGCGGGGGCGGCTCAACGTAGATCGGAAAAAGGTGATCGTGTGACATCATATCTGATTCCTCTGAGCGGCTCGCCCGAACAAGCTAAGGCCGATCGGATCCGCCGACCGCAGCGGCATCTCTGGCGGCCACTCGTTACTCTTGAGTAGCGACACCTCAGGGCCTGGACCGTAAAAGGTTCCGTTGCGGTAAACGTAACTCCTGTATTGCGAGCCGTCTTGGTTCTGAACGATCACGATCCGATCACGCGTTGCCTTCGATCGCCACATCATAGGCCAAGCTCCTTCGCAATCTCATCCAACGCGATCGTGCGTTTGAGATTCGGCGAGATGTTGGCGTTCAACCGGTCGCGGATATTCGCAAGCTTCTGCTTCTCTTCAGATGCAGAAATTTGTGCCAGACGCGTGCGGATGTCGGCGAGCCATTGCAGGACCGGCCTGCCATGGTATAGGATATCGCCCTGAACGTCAAGCTCGTCCATCGCCTCGTCAACATCACGTCGGTGGCGGACCAGGATCGCCGCGTACAGGATGAGGTCATCACGCTGCTTGGTCCTGAGGTTCACCGTGCTCTGGGGATTGAGCAGATCCGGAGGGAACACGCAGCTCGTCTTCCACGCGAACTCGTCCACCTTCAGCGACGACTCTTTTGACTTGACCCGGTCGATCAGATCCAGAACGAAGCGATCCTCATCATTCGACGTCTTCGACATACGTTTTCTTTCGTTTTTCTAGGTCGGATAGGTATCGGAACGGAACCTCTGCTCCACTTTCCATAACGCGGACTAAGGCGTTGATGCGAGGCTCGACCCAAGGGATTGAGGCGTTGGATCGGTCCCAGTGCGGCTCATCAGGCTTAATAACGCGTTTTCTTTTGTACTTAGCGGCGTTATCACGGTCATAGTAATGCGACTTCATATCCCGATAATCAATCACGCCATTGTGAATCCTAACCATCCGCGCCAGGGTGAGCTGGTCATCATTGTTGTCACGATGTTTTACTAGGTGAGACTTCTGAACGAAATATCCACCCTCTTCGGCCCAGTGACGGATCTCAGAACGTCCCTGACCATCATGCAACCCATCAACGATCTTGAATCCGATCGTCGATGATCCATGTGACCCCCTAAGGAACCGATCCAGCTTCTCGGCAAACTTTGGATCCGGCCCGATCTCGCATGCCAAGTGGTCGACCTTCGATACCGGAGCATACCAAGGTTTGGACGTTTCCGGACTGTACCACGGCTGACGCTGATCATCCCCCCAGAAGGTATGCAGGTTACGTTTACCCATCTTGCCACTATCATCAGTCAAGATGTGCCACGTCAGCCTGCCAAGGTAAGTCAGGACTGACTGGTCCTTGTGCCGGTACATCATTCCAGGAACCAAGTCTTTCAGTGAGCCTACTGATTTGGCCTGAAGTTCGGTGAAGTCCAGGGACTCGCGATATTCTTGCGAATCCGTCGAGAGCAGCACGAGGCTGTCCCGGTCCCACGCGTAGACGAGTTGGCCATCCAGACCTTTACCTGGAGTGCTTCCGTGGTGGGCCAGGATATGTAGGAGATTATCCATGGTGATCTCGAACTCGAAGCCACGTGGGTCGTAGACTCGAACCTTCTCACCACGATAACCAAATTGCGTCCGGTGACCACCGACGGGCCGGTTCAGGATGAAGCCACTGGATGGTAAGTTGTCGAACGCGACAGGCTCGATAGACTTGTCTCGCCAGCCCTGCCATGATTTCTCTTTCCTCAGCACGCCTTTATCATCCCAGTACACGAGGTAGCCGAGCTGGCCCGTGTAGGTATCGTTGCGATTAACTAGGCCGACGTTTACCCGCTTGGGAATGTAGAGTTTTCCGTTCAAGTGACCTCCATCATCAAAGGCTTGCAAGCGAAGGATATCAGATCATCATCGTCGGTGAAGCGAACCGGAAGGTCACAGATCACTAACCTTCCGTCGACTATCCGGTACGACATCTTGGCCAACACTGGAAGAAGACCGCTACCCATGATCCACTCGCCACCTTCGACGTATTGCTCACGTAGCAGACGAAACAGGGTTTTGCCGTTCAAATGGAATGCTCAAAAGTGGTGGTGTATCCTGAGGAGTCGATGGGCCACACGTAAGTCCAAGACACAAGCTTCATGTCTTTGCCACGAACGATCTGGCCATCACGCAGCTTCAGCGGATATAGGTCGAACTGATTAGTCAGCCTCTTGAACATAGTATCGATGAAAGATTTTAATTCTGTTGAAGAACGATGTGTCGTTACAACTAGTGCGTATTCTCCGTGCCCGATCTCGGCCACTTTTGACCAAGACTGGATTGGAGATTCACGTCCATCGATAAACACGTCAAACAATCCACCTTCACCCCTAATCGTCACCGGAATCTTCGGACTGGTCATCTCGGCCATCGCTGGCAACACTGGTGTGATGACTAAGCCAGCCAAGACTTTTGCAGACGTGGTGGCGAATGATCTTCGGTTCATCTGATTCTCACATTCTCATTATGGTTAGAATGACGACGCCCCCAAAGAACGACAGAAGAGACGTCATCATGATCACGACGGACGCGGACAGAAGAAACACCAGGACTCGCATCAGCTCAGTCTGGCTCCGGGTTTTGTCGATACAGGCAGGGCGTGTCAGACATAGCCTCTCCGAAACTGATCGCTGTAACAATAGCATCTGTAAGCCATACGCGACACGCTATCTGGCAAATAATGCGTACCACGATAATCTTCAAGGTGTGATAGGAAGGAAACGAGATCGACGTGAGACGTTGCGATGTGCGAATCACACGATTCTGTATTTTTAATCACTTGTTTAGCTACAAAGCGAATGTTGGACTCCCCAATCGTTGCGTCACCGCTCATGCTTCTTGCATGCTCGATAGTCTTGGGGATGATATATTGACGTATCACGTCGCAAGCCTTAAAGGATTCGGGCAAGTCCCTTTTCGGACATGGACAGCTAGAATGAAAGCTGAGCGTCTTGTGGATTCCGACATGTACGGCTGTTTCCCACTCGCAGACAATATCTTCATCACCGATCCAGTAGCATGTCACGCCACCCCAATATGCACCACGAAAACGATCGTTGTAACGACGACCGTCAATGAATTTTAACGACGTGATGGTCACGACCGGATTGTCAGAGGTGCCAGCATTAGCAGCCGCGACCGTGCCGACAAGACCTGCCGTGACGCCAGCGGTGGCGTGACGGAGTAGATTTCTACGACTTAGCATTATCTCCCCTCTGTTTGTCATCTGGAGATGTCGGCACGACATTGCGTGGATCGTCCGGCGTCCCGAAGCCAATCGAGTAGATGTGATGCCCTGCCAGGTTCGCCGCTGGACCGTGGACTTGGGCGAAATGCTCGTGAGTGTAGAATTTGCAAACACCTGAGCCTTCGACGATCCAGTCGCCAGCCGCGTAGCTCTTTCCTAAGTATTTCATCGGGATCGTGAGCCTGACAGCCTGACACCGAACACCGTCGATGTCAAGCCATAGCTCATTGTTTTGACTGTAGCCGTCGTCAGACATCAATCACCCTTGGATAAGACGGTGATGGCGTTGTTGAAGACGCTGCGAATCGTCGACAGGGTAATCTCAGGACCGCTGGTGAACGCAGAAGCTTCTACGACTGAGCCAAGGATCTGAGCGGCGTTGTGGCCCGCCGTGGCTCCGCTGGAAGATTGCGTCGAGATGGATACGAGATCAGACTTTAACGCGTACTGGGTCAAGTCGGGCTTGGGAACCAATCCGGCAACCTGACTCTTTGTGACGTAGTCGGAAAGATCGATACCAGGGAACGGTGCCGGAATTTCAGCTTTCAGGGCGTAGTCGTGCAAGTCGAGGTTCGACGGTGTCTCGTCTTTCAACGCATAGACTGACAGATCGGGAATCTTGGGGATATCGGCCTTGAGAGCAAAGCCAGACAAGTCCGGCGATGCTGGGACGACTGGAATGTCGGTCTTGAGTGCATAGACCGAAAGATCGGGCGACGCTGGGATCACAGGGATGTCGCTTTTCAACGCATACGGCGAGAGATCCACAGAAGTCTTTGCCTTGAGGTCGGCGACGTCTTGGAGCAATTGGGCTTCTTGTTCAGGGCTCATTTCATTTCCTTCGCTAGAAGATAAGCTTCGGGTTCAGTCACTTCTTTCAGCTCTCCACCGACTAAGTGAAGATACTTGACTTCATCATAGGCGAGTCCGTTGTCGTTGTCAACGATAATGTTCACGATTCTGAAAAGTTTCTGATCATCAGGATCTGGAATGATCCAGTAAGTCGTGGCCCACCGTCTGAATTGCTGACAATATCGCTGTTGCCCTAGTGGGTCCGTCACGTCGAACATCTGGATCGGACACACACCGCAGATCCGACGGATCGACTCGCGGTGCAGTGGTATTCCGAAGTCACCCCTGGACCTACCTCCGTCCAACCGGCCCGGCATCGTGGTCGTGGCCTCAATGCAGATCAGAGACAGGGGGTCGACTCTTCTTTCGGAGTTCGCGGTAATAAGGTCGAGGTCTTGAGGATCAGATTCTACGACAGACCAGAATGGAAGCCTGTGACTCTCGTCGCTGCCAGCGTACCGGTACGTTGACCCGTCAAGATCAAAATCGGCGTAACGCAAAGACGTGGTGCCGAAACGGATCTCTCTCGCGACACTGTCGATGTCGAAACATTCTCCACTGGCGATTACCGCGAGCGACTTTGAACCTTGGTTGTAGATTTGATAGTTCCACGCCTTATTGGATGCGATCCAATGTAGGATCACTTCGATGGCTGGCTTGCTACTCACTGACGTCTCCGTTCCGCTCGATCATCACGATGTCGCCTATCTCAAACTCAACGTCTTGATCATACTTGCCGAATTGGCCAGACCTGATGGCTGACACAAACATTGCCAACACATCATTCTGAAAATATTTCATCGGATAATCATTGGGCTTGTACGCATGTAACTCTTGATGTTTGAGCGATCCGGTACTGTCAGGGTCTGAACACTTGAACTTGCTGAAACCGTCACTGGTCCAATCGCGGTTGTATCGCATGAGAACGGCGGTGTCAGCAGGGACAGTTGGCTGTTCATGGAATTCGATCTTGTACTTCATTCAGAAACCCCCGCTTTCAACATCAACGTAACAGTAAGTTGACCGATCATCCCGAACCATATCGAGACAAGTCAAGTGGCACCCGTGGATACTAACATCGCATCGCACATGATAGTGGCCGCAGATCCACCGCTTCGGCTTAAAACGATTGAAAAGCTCATCCAGGGCCTGATTCGTGCGGGTCTTGATAACCGTGTTACCAACCAGTGTGCTGACGAACCGCAGTGGAGCTTCGTGGGTGACGATCACGTCAGGTCTAATCAAAACCATTTGATGGATCGCGTCATCCAGTGCCGAGTAAGACAACTCTTCATCATTAGGATACCACGCGAGCGAACCACCATCGCCCATCGCCATCCGGCCCTTCCAGTCGAGCGAGTGCCCGCCACGGATGTAGCCGATCGAGATTCCGTCAAGATTCATGATGCCGTATTCGCCCATCCGCCACGGCTGCGACCAATAGCCAGTCTTACCCTTCAGATACCGGTCGTGGTTACCACCCAGGACGTAGTGCTCCCCAGGAGGCATCGTCAAGCCACCGTAGTCGAGACCGAAGTCACCGACCTGGATCGTCAGTCGGTCAGCGGCGATCTCGCGATACCGATCGAATTTTCCGTGGACGTCGCCGATAAAACGCATCATCTACCTTTCTCAATCATAAAGTTCTCGCGATTTCCCGGATCGTACATATCATTCATCCGCTCCAAGATAGGAGCAAAGTAGCGATAAGGTAGAGCCCCAGAGATTTCGTTCGCCAGCCATTCAGCCTCAATCTTGCTATCGCAGATACTCATGATCGCCTTGTAGAACTCGGCAACTCCAAGTTCATCACGGAGGAAGGACAGCTTCACAAAAGCTTCCGTTTCACTCGGAACGATCGTACTCTTTATTCCCATGATCGCCTATCTACTATCTGGAAGTTCTGAAGGGAGCCATGATGAAGCTCATCACTAAGGCTGTCGAGCAGTTCGACCTTCATACGATCCGGAATCAAAGCCAACGCTGCGAGCTTGATCTCACTTAGGTCTTCTGATGATGACGAAGCCTCAATGATTTTCGCCACGAATCCGAAAAGTCCAATCTCTTCGATGAATCCGGATAACTTTTCGCAAGCTTCTCGCGTGGTCAGCGTCACGGTCGAGTATACACTCATCGTAATCTCCTGTGGTTATGATTCATTGTACGATCATAGTCGCTGAAGTCAAGCGTTATCCAAGTATCGCTTAACAATCGGCTGCGGACCCGTCGGCTTATCATTGTGTCCCACCAGTCTGACTTGGCCGATGGATCGAAACTTTGCCATCACGCTCACCTGCGGATCGACGTTGCCGATCAGGTATACGGTCCTGGGTACATCGTTGCCTTCACCGTACACGGGGATCTGACCAGGATTCTGTTTCACGATAGACGCGACACTGGAAATATGCTCTGTTTTGACTAGGATGCACCGGGCCAAATAGCCAGCCTCTTCGATCGGAACCCAGTCATCACAGTAGACCTGAATATCATCGCCCTTTCTGCGAACCTTACCGACGATGAAGCCGATCCTATCCTCCCCGAGAAAACTTCGGCACTTGTAGAAACACTCCGACCACGCGACAGCTCGAACGCTTCCGTAGAAGTCGTCGAATACCATTGGGGCGAACTGGACCATCGTTCCGCCGTGCGCGAACTGCTTAACCTCAAAGCTGCTGATCATGCCACCCAGGATGACCTGAGACTTGTCGCACAGCACATCCAGTTGGTCGCACCGATGCGTAGAGAGTGGCTCGACCGCAGCCCTGTGTTCGTTCAATGGATGGCCTGACATGTAGAAACCAAGGACTCGCTTTTCTTCGGCGTAACGGATCTTGTCCGGCAGCTCTGGTATCGGTGGGAGCCACATCGAGGTGTCCTCACCGAGCAACTCTTCCATCGTCGTCTGACCACCGGCTTTACGCTTAGCCTTGCTTTTACCATGCTGCATCGCGGTGTCGGCAACGGCCAGCCACTGGGATCGTTTCTTACCAAGACTATCCAGGGCTCCGGAGTGGATCAAGGATTCGACCGCGCCACCTGTAACCTTCTGCTTGCGATCCTCTTTCCTCATCAAGCTAGCGAGGCTGCTTCGCTCAAACAAGTCCAGGATATCACCGTATGGTTGGTTGGCTGCGATCATCTCCGCCGCGTCACGACCAATGCCCTTCACGACCGAAAGGCCGAGTCGGATGACGTCGCCGTCGAGCTGGCAGTCAGCACCACTTCGGTTCACATCCGGACACAGCACTTCAATGTCCATGCGACGGCAATCCAGAATGTGCTCACTCAGGTACTTCTCACGGTTCGCACCTTCTTGTTCAGATGATAAGAGGCATGTCATGTACTCGCGGGGATAGTGATGTTTCAGGTAAGCTGTTTTGTACGCCAAATCAGCATATGCTGCTGCGTGTGATTTGTTGAAACCATAGAGACAAAACTTCTCAATCTTCTCAAACATCATGGTTGCGGCGAGATCGTTGATGCCCCGGTCAGCACACCCGCTGATGAATTTCTCCTTGGCAGATAGGATCATGTCAAGCTTCTTTTTGGCGATAGCTTTGATGATCTTGTATGCTTCAGTCAGTGGTATTCCACCAAGCTTGTTGAGGATCTGCATGATATCCTCTTGATAGATCATTAAGCCGTATGACTCCGTGATGAATGAGTCGACATCTGAGTGAATCGGTTCAATGACCTTTCGACCGTGCCGACGATCTACGTAGTCGTCCACGACACCACCGTCGAGAGGTCCTGGACGATACAAGGCAACGATCGCGATGATGTGGTCGATCACGTCAGGCTGCATCTTGATCAGCAACTCTCGCATGCCGGACGATTCGAGCTGGAACACACCCTTCGTCTCACCCCGAGCCATCATCGCGTAGACACCTGGGTCGTCCATGGGGATTCGGTACTGATCAAAGGTCGTGCCGAGCGACGCCAGGAGTTTGCGACAAGCTTCCATGATGGTCAAGTTTCGCAACCCAAGGAAGTCCATCTTGAGCAGGCCGGATTTCTCAACGTCGCCCATCGCCCATTGGGTGGAGACGGCGTGCTGGCCGGTCGATTTGCCATCCTCTTTGACTTTGAGGCGTTGGAGCGGGCAGATGTTCATGATCGGCTGGTTGCAGACGACGACTCCTGCCGCGTGCGTCCCAGCACTCTTCTCGATGCCTTCGATTCGCCTAGCCATGTCGATGACACGCTTGGCTAACGGATTCTCATCAATGATCTTGCGGAGATCTTCCGATTGCTCGATCGCTGACTCGATCGTGCAGTGCAGGGTTTCGGGGACGCACTCCTTGAGCTTCTTCACATCGGACAGCGACATGCCAAGCACACGACCCACGTCAGCGATACAGGATTTTGCCGATAATGTGCCGTATGTTCCGATCTGACAGACTCGGTCCTCACCGTACTTATCCACGACGTACTGGTAGATCTCGGCGCGACGCTCCGTGCAGATGTCGATGTCGATGTCTGGCGCTTCAGCGCGGCTCTCGTCAAGGAACCGCTCGAACAGAAGGCGGTAGCGGAGAGGGCAGACGCTGGAGATGTAGAGGGAGTAGGCCGTGATGGCACCACAGGCGCTGCCACGGGCGATGCAGGGAATACCTTGAGATCTCGCGTACCGAACGACGTCCCAGAGGATGAGGAAATAGCTTGAGAAGCCAAGTTTCGAGATCACCTTTAGCTCACGGTTGAGGCGATCTAAGTGTTCTTGACCGACGACCTCATAACGTTCACTCAGCCCCTTGAGACACAGCTCTCGCAGGTAGGAATCGACCGTGCCGCTCGGCACCTCAAACGAGGGGAATTGGCGTTTTCCGAATTCGAGGCTCGTGTAGCTATCTTCGATCGAGTCGGCGATCTCTTGGGTCCGCTCTAACGCTTCTCGCTGATCCGGCATCGCGGCCAGCATCTCGGTCGGGTTCTTTACGTAAAACTGGTCTGTTGAGAATCTCATTCGGTTGACATCATCGTGGCGGGCACCCGTGTTGATGCACAGCATGATATCGTGCGGAATCGAGTCTTCCTGACGCATATAATGAGCATCACTGGTCCCGACAAGAGGAATCCCCTTGGACCTAGCAAGGTCGACCGCGCGGATCATGTGGGCAACCTGCGGCTCATACCCATTATTCTGGATCTCGATGAAGAAGTCTTTGCCGAACGTCTTCTGAGCCCAGTCGCAATACCGACGAGCTTCGGAAAACTTGTCGCCCATGATGAGGTCGGAGAACTCAGACGAGATGCAGCCGCTCAGGCAGATCAGACCTTCCGAATGAAGCTCCAGCAGCTCTTTGTCCACGCGAGGCTTGTAGTAGTAGCCTTCGATGAACGCCTTCGACGAGAGCCGGAACAGATTCCGTACACCCTCGCCGTTCTTGGCCAGCATCGTGAGATGGAACGAATGCTCTTTGCCAGAACATCCGCCTGTCCTGCCACGCTCGGTTCGGTGCCCAGGAGCCACGTAAAGCTCGATGCCAGCGATCGGCTTGACGCCCTGTTCCTTGCAGTGATGCAGGAGCTGAGGGAATGCGGCCATGTTGCCGTGGTCGGTGACGGCGATGGCGTCCATCCCGCTGGCTTTGACGTGTTTGACCAGCTCGGGGATCCGGTTGGCACCGTCGAGGAGCGACATCGTGCTGTGGCAATGAAGGTGAGCGTATTTCAAGATTCAGTCTCTTGCTTGTATTGTCGGCATGCCTTGGTCAATAGCTCAATGAGCCGCTGAGGAATCTCAGGAGACGGGTTAGGATAAACGGCAACCGATCCGCAGCCGCCACAGCATCCGCACTGAACCGCATCATCGAGGTCAAACTTTCCACCACCGATAGTGCCGTAACCGCCGCAGACGCTGCATTTCTCACGCAGTGGCCCGCCGATCCGTTTCTACGCGACCTCGATCAAAAGTCTCCAACCGTCCTGCTCAGTCATCGCTGAACTTTCCGATCTGAGTCATGATCATATTGGCGAACCGGCTCGGCACGCCACGGTTGTGAGGAACGAGCCAAACTTCTGGATGGGCGACCAGGACGCCAGGATTATCCCGCTCGAACAGCGTCGTGAGATCTGGCAAGATCGTAACCTGAAACCATCCGTCATCGTTGGACCATTCGAGGCTGATAGGGTCAGCTAACGAGCCGCCAGTCCGCTTCGTCGATAACAGCGGAATCGGCAACGCTGTTCCGACCCGATCGTACACCGCCTGATTAACCTGTCCGAAACGGATGACCGCCATCAGGTTGACTGCACCCTGGTCTGGACCACCTTTGGTCGTGCGGATCTTCTCGACCATCTTATCAATCTCTGCGTCTCGTTGTTTGCGTGTCATATCGGCTCCTAATGTTGAATGTGACAGCCACATCTTACAACGCCGATCACAACTTGTCAAGGCATGGATGGCGATCGCGCAGAGATCTAGCCGATTCGAGCGAGCATCCGAGCTTAAACAGCACGACTCGCTGCCTAATAAGATCTGTCCTGGCGAGTTCGACGGCTGACTCAAAATGGGCGATGGCGGCGTCGATCGCCTGATCACGAGTTTCATAATACGCAGTACCGTGGATCTGCGGACCTTCGAGGAAGACGATTTCGACGTTGTCGTCTAGACACTGGACCCAATGAAGACCACGCATCAAAACACCACCTGATCACTCATGACTTTGAGGTTCTCGAATCGTTGTGAGTGAGCACGGAACGCGGTGAAGATATTACCAGGGGCACCGTGACGGTTCTTCGGCACGATGATCTCGGCGATCCCAGGCATGCTGTCAGGATCGTAGTATTCTGGCCGATGCAAGAGCAGGATCGTGTCAGCGTCTTGCTCGATCGCGCCTGACTCGCGGAGATCAGACATGACAGGGCGGTGCCCATCGCGACCCTCAGCTTTTCGGTTGAGCTGCGAGAGCATAATGACCGGCACGTTGAGTTCGCGAGCCATGATCTTGCCCTGGCGACTCATCTTAGATATCTGCTCTTGTCGCGAGTCTCGTGATTCCACGCTGCTGACGAGCTGCAGATAATCAATAACGATCAAGCCGAGACCAGTGGTCCGCTTCTGCTTCCTCGCCATCGCCAGTATGTCGAGCATCGTCATGTTGGGATTATCCTCGATCAGCATAGGGCTTCTGCGTTTAACAAACCCCTCAGCACAATCTCGAAGCATCATCCGCTCAACATCGGTGAGCAAGACGGACTGCCTGATACTGTTGTACGGAACATCGGTCCAGAGCGAAAACAGCTTATTAAGAACTTCCGCTTTAGACATCTCAAGACTAAAGAAGAGGATCGGTTCGCCCAGCACCCACCCGACATAATCCATCAGATTGAGCACGAATGAGGTCTTACCCATCGCGGGCCTACCCGCAACGATCGTGACCATGCCGTCGCAGAGTCCTCCGATGAGCTGATCTAGCTTAACAAGGCCAGTAGGTTTGCCCGGAAGGTAGACGCCAGACCTGATCCGCTCCTCGATCGCCGCGACGGCCCCCATGGCCTCTGACCGAACATCGACAACCGTGGAGACAACTGATTCTTCAGCAATCGAGTTGAACGTGTCGGATGCCGTCTGAATCAACTCTCGTCCAGACACCTGCTCGTCCGCCGACATCTTGATCAATTCGCTTCCAAGCCGAGCCATTTCACGCTTGTTGGCGTGCTCGCGAACGATGCCAGCGTAGCCGCGAGCATTCCGGCCATTCAAAACCGACGAGAAAGCGTCGACCAGATAGGTCTCGCCGACTTCGCTGACTTTGCCCTTCCTTGACAGCTCGTTGAACAGCATGACGCTGTCGACGGGTGATCCGCTCTGGTACAGATCCAAGACAGCCTGCCATACAATGGCGTTCCGCTCAGAATCCATGTGTGATGGCTTGACGTGTGATACGTCGTCCAACATGTCATTGTCATGCAAGACTGAGCCGATGAGGGCTAATTCGGCGTCGACCATATTCCGCCTTGACCGCTAGACGTGAAAACGCCTGACGGTGTTACCCGCCAGGCAGTTGATGTTACGTTTCGACCATCACGATCAGAATGGAATGTCTTCGTCAGACTCGCCAGTCGTGGGCGGAACGTGGCTGGATCGGGCTGGTGGTGCCGTGCGTCCGGGGCGAGTCGGAGGCGTCGCGGCCTTGGGCTTGTCGCCTGCGGGTGCGGCGGTGGCGGCGGATGCGTCCTTACGGTCGAGGAACTGGATACGTTCGGCCCGGATCTTCATCTTGGTTTTCTTTTCGCCAGTCGTCTTGTCGTCCCATGTGTCCAGCTTGAGTTTGCCCTCGACGTAGATGAGCGACCCCTTCTTGACGAACTGAGAGACCGTCTCAGCTTGACGATCCCATACGTCGATGTCGACAAACACCGTTTCTTCCTTGTCGTTGCCATCCTTGTCTTTCCAGCGTTCAGAAACAGCGAGACCAACATTGGCCGCTGGGGTTCCGCCTGGGGTGTAACGCAACTCAACATCACGAGTCACGTTTCCAATCAAAATCACCTTGTTAACTGATGCCACGATCATAGCTCCTGCACGTCTGATCAGTACGACACACCCGACGTGGGCAAGATGCGTCGCTCCCGGACTGCCGGGTCAAATGAGGTTGATCTGTTCAGCCTCAATAGAAAACCCCCACCAGACCCTGGTGACGGAACGGCCCCTGTCGACGGAGAGCAACGATTCGTGAGAACCATCGTCAACGCCGAAGTAGTCTCGTATCATTGTACGATCGGAAAAAGATTCGACAAGCCCTCCGTTCAACATTTTTTCCGACTCAATCCTCGCAGCTTCCGGATCGCCAAGTGGTCGATACGCGGAACAGGCGATCCGATTGAACTTTTCGCCCAGCGCCGCGACGGTTAGATCTTCGTTGGCAAAGAAATGGACGTCAAAGTCGGAACACGTGCGGAATTGATCTTGCAGTTCATAGCAGTAAGTGGCGTCCTCGTGACAGTCAATCCGGAGCAGCCTGCCCCTGGATTGTCGGGATTCACGCAGGTGGTATCGACGGATGCGTGATCCATCCTGGCGAGTCACCACGTCTGTGGAATAGCAAAGCCATGTTTCGGGTTGGTTCTTGATATTGTTGAAGTGGGGATCGTCTAGGATCTGTAGCATACGTCCGAGATTCATCATGAGTACCATGGCTCCACGGGTTGACAGGCAAACAAACGAATGTTCGCTTCCTGTGCCTTAGTCAGAAGTGTAGTGCTGAACCTCGACGTGAATGGCTGCGGTTCAGATAATGGCGAGACGGAAGAAATTTTCAAGCAATATTCACCATTTCTCCACAATTGTTCGTCGTCGAGACCGAAGTACCGGTAGTCAAAATTATCCTGCTTGAATTTGTCCGCATTCTGCATGTGCTCGACGTCATAAATCTCAGCCGCAGCCAAGATATGGTCGACCGGCATCAGCCTCCTCGATCTGACGCCAATTCCTCGTAGTATAACTTCGAGCGATTTGGCAACTTGGAGATTGCGATCCGTCCACGGGCCAGCCTGAATCGCGATCGGGCCAGGATGAACACCACGTTCGCACGGGAACATGGAGATCATGCCGACTGAAGCGAGTGTCGCGAACGGTTGCGGAACGACAACGGCTTTCATCTTTCTCATAGCACCATCCTACGTTGATCCCACATAATTGTCAAGTCAGCACTGAAGATATCCTCGTGTGTTTTTTTTATTACATTGCAAAGTAACGACTTATAAAAAACGAAAGACGACACCGTGGTCCAAAACGAGTTATGGTATACGGGAGGTGATTCGTGAAATTTGCCCGAAGGTCACAAAACGGCGAAGAGGTTCATCTGACAGGCGATGAAAAAAGGTCCGAAGTCGTGGTAGACCGGGAGAGCAGCCGCATCAAACGGGTTAGGAATATCGCTGCGATCTTGATGGCTGAGGATGGCTGGACAACAGAAGAAGTTGGTTGCGAATTTGGACTGCATCGAGACTACGTCAGCAAACTGGTTCGATCAATTATCAAGGAAAACGACGGCGACCTGATGCGGTGGGATAAAAGCGGAAGGCCGCCTCGTAGAAGCAAAGAAATTGAGCTGGCCAGAGGCAAGATTATCAGGCGGCTGACACAGTCTGGCATCACGGCGGACGAAATCTTCGCCCTGTTCCATATCACGAGAAACAAAATCGCGAGAATCCTCAATGATAAGTCGTATTCCTAAGCCGGTTTGCGTCAATTTCGGTCGACCGGGATGGTCGCCAGAACGTGAACAGAAGCCTGATCTTGGCAAAACGTGCGACGTCTGCGGTGCGGTCAACGTATCAGGCACGATGACAGGCGGATCAATCAAAGATGGATCGAGACAATACTGCGCGGCTTGTTGCCGCACTGGATTTGAAAACCAATTGAAACGAACCAAGCCATAAAGAGGCAACGATGGCCGATCCAACGGCACCAACACCCTGGTATAAGAAAATTGATTTCGTACAAATTTTCATGGTCGGTTTTATGTCGTTCATGGCATATACGGTCTACGACCTAAAAACCAACGGAACAACCAATTACGCCGTCGCCGTCGACCCTGAAGCGATCAGGCTTGGCCAGCTTTATCTACCCCTGCACAACGACGCCTACTACCAGTCGGTCGAGGCTGAGGTGCAGGACATCTTGGCTGGCAAGTCGATCGAGGAGGCTCAGGCCCACCGGGCTCAGGTCGAGCAGTCGATTCGAGCAAAAGCCTACACCGATTTGGTCGGAAACAAGATCTTCAACATCATCCCTGCCGGGACCACGACGTTGACATCCGACCAGAAAGACCACCTCGCGTCTTTCCTACGAGGGACGGCCAAGCCGTTTAAGAAGCGATGAGCGAACACGACGAGCCTCAGGATCTTTCGCACTTAGGCGGATGGGACGAGCATAATCCGGATCGTATCGCGTTCGCGATGTCGCAGGATGCGTTCAGTGACGTCGCGAGTCATCTGTTCCAAGGTTCGCCGCCAGAGACGGTTCTGCTTTACAAGGCATGGAAAGACGTGCTGGGTCAGTATCCGGCGTATCCGGCGCAGGAGATTGGCGATTGCACGAGCTTCGGAACCGGCCACGCCAACGACCTGCTCCAATGCGTACAGATCGCTATTGGCAAAAAACCGTTTGAATTCCACGAGACTTGCACGGAAGCCATCTATGGCGTCGGTCGCGAGTTGGCCAACATGCTCGGCGGTGGTGATGGATGCTATGGCGGTGCCGTAGCTAAAGCAGTCTCTCAGGTCGGTGCTACCGATCGCAAGTCTGTCGGTCCATACTCTGGAAGCCGTGCGAAATCATGGGGACGATCTGGCGTTCCGGCTGACGTGAAGGCGAAGCTCGCCGCTCACAAGGTCGGTTCGATCGCTCTGGTCGCGACGACAGATGATGTCGTGACAGCCCTGGCTAATGGCAACCCTTGCATCGTGTGCTCCAACCAGGGGTTCACCATGACCCGCGATACTAACGGCATGTGTAGTGCCAAGGGGGCGTGGGCGCATTGTATGTGCATCATTGGATATCGCACACACAACGGAAACAAAGAATTTTGTATCGGTCAATCATGGGGTCCAAGCACTCCGTCGGGTCCAACCACAGACGATCAGCCTGACTTTAGCTTCTGGATCACCAGCTCAACATTAGCCTCCATGCTTCGTGGGCAAGACTCGTGGGCATTGAGTGCGTTCGACGGCTGGCCCGGCCAAGCGATTCCGGCCCACTGGACCATCGGAGGCTTCGCGTGATGATCCTAGCGTGCCTCATGATGTTCGACTGGGGCGTCGCGGGGTTTGGTGCCGACCCTAGCAAGATCGAACCTCCACCCAAGATCGCGGCCCTAAACGATGGGTTCAAGTCGTTTGAGCCAATCGGATCGCTTCCTCCGTCGATCACCAAGACTGAGAATCCGCAAGCCGAATCTATCAAGGTTGATCCGATCAAGGTACATCCCCCTGAACACCGGCTGACCGCCAGAGACTTCGACCGGGCCAAACGCGGCAAGGCTGAAAAGCCACCCGAGTGCCGATGCGACAATTGCACCTGTGAAGTTTGCGAATGTGATGGCCAAGAGAGCCACGACACGTGGGTCTGGTCGACCAACGAGGGAGTCGCCGACTACCGATGGGGGCAGCTCCGAGACGGGATGTTCTATCCGACCTCAACCGAACCATTGACGCCCAAGCCTCAACCACCCATCGCTAACGGCTACACCGTCACGGCAAAATCATGTGTCAACGGAACCTGCCAGTACACCACCAGATTTGTGAGGAATTGACATGTCAGACGAATTGAATCCTCAGCCCGTCCAGGCTGATCCAACGCCAACGCCAACGCCAACGCCAACGCCAACGCCTGCGAAGCCGACTTGGTTCGAGAAGCTGGCCAAGGTCATCGACTTCTTGCTGAGCCTCTTGACCGCGTTGAAAGCTGCGATTGATCCAACCGTGACGAAGCTCGCCGATCAGTACAAGCTTTTCGGCTCACCCGAAGGCGACACGAACGGCAAAGACTTGGTCGCCTCGATGAAGGCGGCAGTGCCGACGTCGGCCACACTGACCGCGATCCTGACGATCGTGCTCCAAGTGTTGGGCGTCGTGCTGACTCTGCCCCAGATCAGTGGATCATTCATCGCCGTGTTCATCATCCACTTTATCATCAACATGATCCAGCGTTACGTCAACGGCCCAACCGTATAACGGAGGTCCGATGACGACCGATGAGATCAAGAATCAGCTAGTCAAGATCATCACCGAGCAGGCCAGGGATCATAAGGCTGACCTGCTCAGTGGGGTTCCGTTTCTAGCCAGAGGGATCGCCGGGAGAGTGTACGAGAAGGGCATCGGCATCATTCCAACGGTCGTCGAGAAGTTATTGATTCAGATCTCTGAGTCTTTTCTTTCTATGACCGGAGCTGACCTGCTCCGTCTACTCACCGAAATCAAAATGAAAGCGGAATACAACCGCTGAGGATAACATGATCGAGACCCAACAGATCCAGAATCACTTGACGATCTACGGCTGGCCGAAAGCGTTGGCCGCGACTATGTTTTCCTGGTCCGGTACGCTGGTCGCGAACATCACAGAGGTTCCGTGGACTGGGATCTTCATGGCCGTGTGCGGCGTCATTCCACCGATCCTCAAGATCATCTTCGACAACCGGCTCCGCAACCAGCAGAGCAACCTCGAATACATCGCAAGGCTGACGAAGGACCGTGAAGAGCAACTGCAACGAGCCAAGCAGGATGAGGATGAGCTGGAGAAGCTGATCGACCACAATACCACGATCGAGCGATCGAATCAAGCCATCCTGGACTCAGTTCGCCAGAGTGGCCAGGATATCGAAGCGTTAAAGAGCGAAGTGCTGAAGCTCAAGGAAGTCAAACCGTATGAGTAAGCAAAAGATTCGCAACCGGATCATCGAACACCGTGACGTTCCGGCTGAATTGATCAAAAACAATCCGAAGAACTATCGACTCCACCCGACCGAACAGCGAGATGCTTTAATTGGCGTACTCGAAGAGGTCGGGATCGTCGACACCGTCATGCTGAGGGAGTTGGGCGACGGCACGTACGAACTCATTGATGGTCATCTTCGGAAGGATATCCTAAAAGGCCAGATGGTCCCGGCGACGATCGTCGACCTGACTGAGTCTGAGGCAGACCTAATCCTCGCGACCCATGACCCTTTGACCGGCATGGCCAAGCACGACCCCGAGAAGCTCGAAGAGCTATTGAAAGACCTGGAGACGAACAATCCCAGTATCGCAGATCTGTTGCAGCAGTTGGCTGACCAAGCCGGTATCGAGGAAGAGAAGGCGAAGTCTCACAAGAAGACCGACGGTGGATCTTTCACCGACCCCGACGAGAACTTCCGTGAGACCAAGATGATCATCCAGTATACGATGATCTTTGACGACGAAGAACAGCAGGCCGATTGGTTCGGGTTTCTCCGGTACTTAAAAGACCGGTTCCCTGAAGAAGAGTCGATCGGCGGCAGAGTTGCGTCACACTGCCGGTCTTTGCGGGAACGTGACGATTCGAGTGAAACACCATTCTGAGGCAAACATGAGCGAAATGTCGCGTTTCGTACCAAGCACTGCAAAAAGTCAGCAAGCATCGCGATTGGCATTGGCAAAAACGATCAAGCGGATATTGAAATAACTTCCGATACTGGAAGCTTTCACAGGTTGACTTTCGATGAACTGATTCTAGCAGTGACTGAATTTGAAAAGCGAAAGAACTCTGAGATTCAGTAATGCCCAAGGCAAAGCAGTACCTCGACATTGATGTCTTGACGGCGGCGAGACGAAGAATCCGCCATGCCTTCGACGCGTACGACACCGTCGCGGTCTGCTTCTCTGGCGGCAAGGATTCGACCGCCGCACTGTGGCTCGCAAAAGAGGTCGCGGAAGAGCGTGGTCTCGGCAAGGTCAATGTCGTGTTTCGTGACGAAGAGTTAATTCCAGACGCCGTGATCGAACATGTTCAATCAGTCATGAGTCTGCCATGGGTGCGACCACATTATTTCACTGTTCCACTGAAGAGCAGCAAGTTCATCCTGGGGAAGTCGTACCAGTATACACAGTGGGGACCAGGACGACCATGGGTGCGGGAAAAGCCAGCCAACGCGATATCGCTACCCGTGGGCGACACCAGGACGTTCGACCAGTACACGATCGATGCGTTTACGGCGGAGCGGTTCAAGGGGTCGGTGATGTTCGTGACCGGCATCAGGGCTGATGAAAGCTTAACAAGACTAAGATCCGTACTGAACAAGCTCAACATGCCTTGGGTGACGAACACCGACACGTCAGCCGCCAACGTCCGGCTCGGCAAGGTCATCTACGACTGGACCGAGAATGATGTATTGAAGTTTCTGCATGAGTCAGGTGCCCCGCTGTGTCAGTGGTACTGTTGGCAGCACTGGGCCGGATGCGGACTCAGAGTGTCGACGCCGATCCATTCCGAGCAAGCCAAGCGTCTCAGCAAGGTAAAGGAACTGGACCCAGAGTTCTACGACCGAATTCTCAAAGTCTTCCCAGAGGTCGAGGCCCAGGCCCGCTACTGGGGAGAGCTGGACAAGGAAGCGTTGCGACGCCAGTATGGCGAATCGCTCGAAGGCGTTCAGGCATACTTGGATGAGTTTCTGGTCGACGAGGCTCAACTGGCCATGGCCCAGAAACGGTTCGACCAAGCGTGCGTGTTCCATCAGAAGTCGCCCGAAGCTTACCCGGTCAGGCACATTCTCGACCACTTCATCGGCGGCGGTTACAAACGGTCTGTCATGGCAATGAAGGTGAAGTGATGCCCGACCCGATCGACTCAGTTGAGTGGCGAGCATCCCGCGACCTTCGTGGCAACGACTACAATCCCAACTACGTCCTGCTACCCGAGTTGAACCTCCTGGAGCGGTCGATCCTCAAGACGGGATGGACAGCCCCTGTGACGATCCTGCAGGATGGGACCATCGTGGACGGCTTTCACCGCTGGCGACTCTCCCTGGACAGCCGTAGGCTGCGAGAGCGGTACTCGGAGCGTGTCCCGACGGTGACGATCGACGCAACGCCTGAACAGGCGAAGGCCGCGACGGTTCGCCTTAACCGGGCTCGCGGGACACACGTGGCGATGCGGATGTCCCAACTGGTCCGCCAGCTTCTCGAAGACGGCCTGGACTCGCAAGAGATCGCGGCAGAGCTTGGGATGGAACCGAATGAGGTTGAAACGCTCTCCCAAGACTCAATTTACAAGGCCCGAAACCTCGATCAATACAGGTACAGCCGCTCATGGATCCCGATCGAAAAAACGAAATAAAGCTCTCGACGAAACAAGTCATCTTGCCGTGGGAGCAACAGATCTATGAGGGCGAGACAGATAAGAACTTTCGCATGTTCTGTATCTATCGCGATCTCGGCCAGCAACGAACCCTCTCCGAAGCCAGCGAGAAGATCTGCCCACCTGATCCTGAGAAGCCTCGTCAAAACAAGATCGTCGGCCATGTGGCGCACTGCTGTAAGAAGTTTCGCTGGCGAGAGCGGGCCAGCATGTGGGATGGGGAGATCGACCGCAAACTCCGCCACCAAGAGGTCGTAGAGATCAAGAAGATGAAAGAACGGCACATCTCCATCGCGAGCCAACTGATCACGAAGGCGTTGGAGCGACTCCTGACGCTCAATATCGCCGATATGGGGCCGACCCAACTGCTCAACTTCATCACGGAGGCGATTCGCATTGAAAACGACGCCCGTGGCGTGAAGAACATCGTCCAGGTTGAACATGTCCAGTCCGATCCGGGCGAACAGAGTGTCAGCCAGGAAGAGACGCCCGAGAATCTCCAGCTTATCCTCGACACGCTGGCTCGGATCGGTGCCGTTCCGCCACAAGCCATGGGCGTTCTGAGAGGGTACGGCGGTGGCAGCGAAGCTGACGATCAGACCATCGCCGACAGCGACGTCGTGGATGTGGAGATCGTTCGCGATCAATCCAATCTGGAGGAATCGGATGAGTCTTGAGACGATCGCCAAGTATTGTGCCCTCAGCCCTACGACGCCGCAAGCAGAATTCTGCGAGTCAGACCGCTTCGTCACGACAATCAGCGGCCCCATGGCGATGGGAAAGACCACAGCTCTTATCATGTCGGCCCTGCGGTTCGTCGACGACCCCCGCTACAACGCCATGATCTTCCGTCGCCGATTCAGCGATCTGAAGATGCCCGGAGGGATCGTTGATAATGCCAAGCGGATCATCGGGGGTGATGCTGCTTGGTCAGAAAAGCATAAGCGATTCACCTTCCCCAGTGGTGCCAGACTTTCATTTGGATACGCCGAAACGGAACGTGATCTTACTCGCTATCTCGGCGATGAGTTTCAGTACATCGGCATCGACCGAGTGAATGAATTACATACCAAGAAGGATGCGGTCGGGGAGATTCCAGAAGCGGTGTTACATTTGATATGTCGGCTCCGGGAGGCACAACCCAGGCGGATCCCGCTCCGACTTGCCATGACGATCTCTGACGTTGATGAGTCAGTGGAGTGGTTGCGATGTCGGCGATTCAGGACAGAGTTCGCCGGGAAGCAGCACCACGTCAAGGCACCGTGGCTCAGTAATCCCCACGTAGATCATGATGGCCTCATGAGACAGCTCGAATCACTCGATCCGGTGACGCGAGATTGTCTGATGGGAGAATGGCTTTGATTGCCAACCGAAGCCTCAGCGTTCGACTCCTAAGATTGCAAGCAAACTGAAGGCCATATGGCTCAAAACATCAGCATCAACGATCAGGCCGAGCTGGCAAAACTTCTGAAGCCCAGGCTGACGAAATATGTCATCCACAAGCCGCATCCCAAGCAGGCCGCGTTCTTACTCCTTAACCAGCAAGAGGTTATGTTTGGAGGGGCGGGCAGTTCGGGCAAAAGTGATTCCTTGTTGATGGCTGCTTTGCAGTACGTGGATGTGCCTGGATACTCGGCTCTAATCTTGCGTCGAACATTCGCCGACCTTTCGTTGCCCGGTGCCATCATGGACCGAGCCCGCGAATGGATGTCGAGATTTCCTGAAGTCCACTGGTCAGAAAAACAGCACCGATTCACCTTCCCGAGTGGCGCAACGCTGCAATTCGGTTATCTCGAAACCGCCAATGACAAGCACCGATATCAGGGTGCTGAATTTCAATATGTGGGATTCGACGAATTGACCCAATTCCCGAAGGCGGATTACGAATACCTCTTTACCCGCTTGCGACGCACTAAGAATTTGTCAGTTCCGCTCCGAATGAGATCAGCGACGAACCCTGGTGGACCACACGGAATCTGGGTGCGTGAGCATTTTGTTGACAAGCCGGACCCAAGCAAACGAATTTTTTTGCCAGCAACGGTGCATGACAATCCGACAGTAAGCTACGAGGAATACGCCGCGACGCTTGAACGGGTAAACGAAGTCGACCGTGCCCGTATGCTCTACGGCGACTGGGATATCCAGCCCGAAGGTCTCGTGTATCCCGAGATGGACAAGACGATCTTCGACTCTTCCGAGAAGTTCAAGAACGGCATGCCTCCGGGAGAGCATTACGGCGGAATCGACTGGGGGTTTACTAGCCCTGCGGTGTTTTTGATTGGAGTCTTGGACGAGAACAAACACTTTTGGATATACTACGAGCGATACGTGCGGGGAAAAACGGTCGCGGAACACGCCGCCGCGTTGCCGAGAGAGAACGAAGTCCTTTATTTCGCCGACTCTGCTGATCCTCAAAGCATTGCTCAGCTTAAAAAGGAAGACTTTATTGTCCGAAAGGCCAACAAGGACATCAAGTTTGGCATCAACATTGTCCACGAATGGATAAGGTCGGGACGACTCCATATCAGCTCAGATTGCAAAGCATTGTTTCAAGAAGCAAAGCTCTACCGAAGAAAATCGACACAAGTTAAGGAAGAGCACGAGGTTGGAGACCACGACGGTGGCGATCCAGACATCCCGATCAAGAAGAACGATCACGCGCTGGACAGTTTACGCTACACCTTAGTGGGCGTACATAAGCTAATTGGCGGCTTACCAAAGCACGAGAACGACGTCGAAGAAGTGTCGCTCCCAGAAAATCAAGTCGAGATTAAGAAGCAGTGGAAGTCAAGCGAGTCGCCCTACCGTAACTTCGATCTCGGCGTGCCCGACAAGGAAGAAGTCAAGCGTCATCACGACTGGAATAACCCTCGCTGGTGGAACAAATAAACATGGGAATATTTGATCGAGTCATGGATCGCATCCGTGGCAAGTCAGCACCGTCCAGCAGTCCCAGCAGCGGTCCATTCCTGGGCTTCATGGATGCGTACAAGAGTCGGCGATCACCATTGCCGCTGGAGTTGCTCCAGAGTCACAAGAACGTAGCCTACGCGTGTGCCAGTATCAATGCTCAGGCGTTCGCATCGGTCCCGTTGCGACTCTACCACGTTACAGCCCCTGGCCAGCGTGGCCCCAAAAACTTTCCAGCCAAGATGGTTGATACTAGGCGGCTCGAATGGCTGAAGAGTAACAACAACTTCACGCCAATCATGGCCAACGACGTCACGATCCGAGAAGTTGCCGACCACCCACTGATGAAGCTCCTGCACAACCCCAATCCATTTCATGGCGAGTTTGACTTGCTCGAATGGACCATGACGTCGATGGATATCATGGGCGACGCCTATTGGTCGTTCACGTTCGTCGATATCGGTGGATCAAAGGTTCCGACGCAGATCTGGCCGCTCCAAGCTCATCTGATGCGACCAATCCCTGACTACACCGATGGCAACATCCTGAGCCATTACGAGTACAGCGGCACGACTGGAAAAATCGTGTATCAGCCTGACGAAGTTATCCATTTTAAGCATGTTGGCCTAACTGATCCGTACCTGTATGGACTATCGCCGATGCGAGCTGCGTTCGAGCAGGTCACGGTCTCGGATAAGCTGTTGGCATACGAAGAAGCGATCCTCGACAACCGTGCTCGACCAGACATGATTATCAGCCCCAAGGAAGCGATCGGTCAGCAGGAAGCCAGACGTCTTGAGCGTAAATTCCAAGAACAGTTTCGTGGCGGCGGGAGTGGCGGCATCGTCATCGCAGAGTCCGGGTTCGACTACAAGAGCATGAACTTTCCGCCTGCCGACTTGGCCGCACTTGAGATCCGCAAGGTGTCCAAGGAAGAGATCGCCAACGCGTTCAAAGTTCCAGTCTCAATGCTCCAATCCAGGGATGTGAATCGGGCCAACGCCGAAGCCGGTGCGTACCAACACGCCAAGGGGGCGGTGCTGCCACGATGCAGGACGTTCGAGCAGTTTCTGAACATGAAGCTAACCCCGCTGTACGACGAACGTATCTTCCTAGCCTTCGACAATCCTGTCATGGAAGACGCCGCTGAGGCTCGTGAGTCTCGCAAGGTCAATGTCCAAACCGGCATCTGGACGATCAATGAAACGCGACGAGTCGACGGCCTGCCTCCGGTCGACGGCGGCGACGACGCCTACATGCCGTCGAATTATGCACCGATTGCGTTGCTAAAAGAAAACGCACAAGCGATCATCGATAGGAACCGTGACTCGGCCACCACGCCACCGGGTATTTCCGAGCTTCCAAAAAAGAAACCAAAACGTAAACCTAAGAAGCCAAAGAGTTTAAGATATCGCATCGCTAAGACGGCCAAGGATATCGATGGAGAAAAGACGTAATGGATATACAGATCGAAGATTCTGACATCATGTTTGCACCTGCGGACGCGATGATGATCGCCAAAATCCTGCCTCCGTTGATCGTAGGTAACGTCGCGATACACCCCATGGTGTTCGACTTCACCAAGATCGATCCGGTGGTCAAGTTTCGGGGAAAGCCGGTCGCGAAGATTGACATCATCTCGCTCGACCCAGCCCGGTACGCGGTATCAGCGAAGATCACGTTCAACAAAGATAAGGCATCAAAAGCTATTTATAAGCTATTCACTGGCGGAATACTGTGGTCGTTCGTGACACGCGTTACCATCACCGCTGTATCGCGAGTCGAGGAAGGCGATGATCGTTTTCCTCTCCATTGCAAGTCGTACTCGCGGGCCGGATCGATTGAGTCTCTGGCCATCGACCCCTACGCACCAATCTGAAAGGTAAACGATGGCAGATATCTTGATTCCGAAGTTCACTGCTGGCGAGCGATACTACAAGACCTACCCGAGCGAGATCCAAGCCGTCAAGGTCAAGGGTGAAGCCCGTACCGTCTTGGCTGCGGTGTCGACGGATTCGGTTGACCGCGACTCCGAAGTGGTCGTTCAGAACGGCATCGATCGCAAGGCGTTCAGCAGGACACCTAGCGTTTTGTGGGCTCACGACTACTCGAAGCCTCCGATCGGCAAGGCGCTCTGGACCAAGGTTCCGAGCGACCGCAGACGCCTGTTGGCTCTGACGAAGTTCGCCGATAACGAGATGGGTGATCTTTGCTACAACATGTACAAAGACGGCTACATGAACGCGTTCTCGATCGGCTTCCGAGTCCACGAATACAGCCCTCCGTCGGCGGATGAATGTGCATTGCGGCCCGAATTGGCCAACTGCCGCATGATGCTTCGGAAGACCGAACTGCTCGAATACTCAGCCGTTCCGGTTCCGTGCAACCCTGACGCGTTAGCCATCGAAGTCAAGGGGTACAGCGACCTTGAGAAAGAGATCCGCAAGGCCCTGAAGGCTGGGATCACCAGCCCTGTGAGTGTGAACGTACCGATCTCACTGTTGCCAACTGAGGAAAAGGGCGAAGACCTGATTCCTTGTGGCGAGACGGTGATCGACGACACTGAGAAGACCGTCGCGGGTGATGCTGAGGACGTCGAGACCAAAACTGGCGACGCGTTTGATGCTGCAGTGGGCGTGGTCGAAACGACCCAGAAGACTGAAATTGAACCAGCCGATCTGGCCATCCTGGAAGTCAAGACCGAAGCGAAGGAAGATGTCGCCAAGAAGCTCGATGTTCCAGTCTCAGCGATGGACGAATCCAAGACCGCTGAAGAAAAAACAGGTACGACCGAATTGCCAAATGAACTCAAGGTCGGCGAGGCAAGATTCGTTACGATCGACGACCTACAACGGATCGTGTCCGAGCCCCTGAAGTGCATCCAGGAGCTGGCAGGTTGTGTACGAGACTTGATGAAGCTCAACACTGATCTCAACGCCAGTATACAGAAGAACGCCGAAACAGTCAAGGCTGAAGCGAAAGAGATCGTGAAAGAAATCGCCAAGGAAGAGCCGAAGACGCCCAAGTTCGCCTTCAAGACCGAAGAGACCGTTCAGTCCCAGATCATCCAGGCGATCTACCAGAGCAATCAGAACATCAAGAACAGCACGAGCGATATCGCCAGACAGGTCATCGAACGCGTGAAAGGCATCGTGTGAAGTTTTCCGTCTTGGCAAGTGGCTCGCGAGCCAACTGTGCGGTGATCGAACATCAAGGAAAACTCTTGCTCATCGACAATGGGCTCGGTCCAGTGCTGCTGAGAAAGAGACTCGAATCGATCGGACTCTCGGTTGACAACGTCGTCGCTACCATCCTGACCCACACTCATTGCGATCACCTGAATCAAGCGACGGTCAAACGACTGGGCGTCCCGGTGTGGTGCAGGGCAGAACACGCGGAAGGCTTTGACGAGTCAGCATCGCTACATCATTACACGGACGAATCGTTCAGCCCCACAGATGGCATCACGGTAACACCAATCCATCTGTTTCACGATTCGCCTGCCACGCATGGTTTCCGCATCGATGTCGATGATAAATCGATCGGGTACGTCGCGGACACCGGGGCCTGGACGATCAGGATGGCGAGACGCTTGGCTGGCGTCGACATCTTGGCGATTGAGTCGAACCACGACGTCGATCTGCAGAAGACGAGCGACCGCCCACCGTCGCTGATTGATCGAGTCTTGAGTAATCTCGGTCACTTGTCCAACGAGCAGTCAGCGGCCTTTGTTAGAAAAATCATAGAGCTTGGATCAGCACCAAAACGAATCATCGTCACGCACATCTCGCACTCGTGCAACGACGAGCAAAAAATCAGATCAGCACACGATTATGAAGTCGTGATCGCGACGCAAAACGAGGCGACGGAACTGTTTGAAATGTGACAGTGGCGAAGTCAACACTTTTACGCAACGCACCAGTTGAGGAATGGACACGATGTATTTTCTGAGCCCGTCAGAAATCCTGGTCTTAACAGAAGAACTGGCTAAGCCCGTCTACACCAGCATGACTGATCAAGAGCGGTCAGACTACATCTGTCGCCCTGAAGACGCCGTGACCAACCCGACGCCGCAAGGCCAAGTCCCGATCGTCATAACAGTGGATGACCTTTTGACACGGCTCAAAGATCCAGCAAATCACTCGATCGGAAAGCTCGCCGCGTGCCCATCAGCACCAGCTTTGCGTGACGATGTTTTTGCGAACGACATCTCCAAAGTCAAAGGTTGGGCAAAGTTTTTCGTAGGTGCCGGAATCATCACCGTCGGAGAATATACCGATGTGATGGTGTATCTAAACTCGACCGTTCCGGACCCGAGCTATTCCGCAACGATCCCAGCTCCGACGCCGCTGTTTCGTCTGTTTGGTGGCAAGGTGTGGTCTTTGGATGGGCCTAATCCGAACAGCTACGACCGCATAACGATCGAAGACATCGCACTGGCGAGGAGTTAACGTGGCGACAACCTTTAAGGCCCAGTACGGCACAAACGGCCAGGCTATCACTGTTACGCTGGCATCACTTGCGAGTGCTGCATCACGGGCAAGCACAGCCGTTGATAACACCACAAATCTATTCCTCGACGCATTGGTCCAGATCGGCATCAAGACCGGCACAGTAGCGGGAACAGCCTATATCGCCGTGTACGCATACGGGACAGCAAACAACGGGACAAACTACATCGAAGGTGTTTCCGGCACCGACGCTGGCATTACGCTCACCAGTCCAACGAATTTGAAGCTGCTTGGCATCCTAAACACACCGATCCTAAACACGACATACAACGGCATGTTTAACGTCGCCGCAGCGTTTGGCGGGCAACTACCTGCGAGCTGGGGAATCGTAATTCAAAACAATACGGGCGGCACACTGGACGCCACTGAAGCGAACCACCTCAAGGTTTACCAAGGCTTATACGCCCAGGGCACTCCGTGATCTCCATCACGACCCGCAAGCCATCTTTGGGAAAGCTACCGCTCGGCTATTCGGTCGACTGGTCGCGGAGCGTCACACAAGGGCTTGTCGGCGACTGGAACTTGGCCGAAGGCGGCGGGCTCACAACGGTAAACAGTGGAGCCGCAGCGAGCAGCAACGGAACACTCTCAGGCTCAGTCACACGCATCCAAGGACCGGGAGGCCAGGGCCTTAATTTTGCAGGATCAACCGCCCAGGCCAATTGCGGCACATCAGCGGCTTTTGAATGCGATGCTGCCGGAACCGCTTGTACGTTGGAGTCATGGGTAAGGCTGACCACGACGGGGGCCGGAAATGACCTTTATTTTCTAACGAAGGCTGCCAATACCTCATCGTCCAGCCCTGCGATCGGGATCGGGTACAACGATACCGCTTTCCGCATGAGAGCCTACTATGGCGGGTCAACGGTAAACAATTCAGCCTGGGTCTTCACGCAAAACGCTGTCCAGCATTTCATCGCGACGTTTACCAAGGGTGGCAACGTATCGATATACCTGAATGGAATACTTGTAACGACTCAGTCCATATCAGCCACGACTATCGCGACTACCGGATCGGTCACCGCGATCGGCGGTCACTATCGCACGACAATCGGTGCAGGATTTGGAATGGTTGGCGATCTCTACCGAAGTCGATGGTGGAACCGAGCACTGCAGCCTGCAGAAATTCAACAGCTCTATCGTGACCCAAATTCACTGTACGTCGCCCAGCGGTCGCGATACTTCGGCATCGGTACAGCGGCGGCGGCTGGTGTTCCGAACTCAATGATGCTTATGGGATGCGGAATCTGACATGGACGCAAAAGACAAGGCTTAATCTAAATTTTGGCGACCACGTGGTGGCCATTATATATCGGTCAGGGTCATCGGTAGATCCGCCAGCCTTCGCGAAAGCGTCGGTGGAGGTCGGAAGCCAAACCTGGAGACCGCCGTGGTGATCGTAACGCACAAACAAAGGGTATTAAAATGGAAAAGTGGTTTGAACTTGTGAAGGAATACGAAGGCCAGAGCGTTGGCAAGCGTATCCTGTTGGACGAGGCAAATGGCAACGCCCTCAAGCAGCTTGGCATCGCCAAGGACGCTGCTCAGGACGTCAACGCCGAGATCGTCGCAAAGGCAACCCAGGACGGCATTTCGACCGTCACGGCTTCGGTGTCGAAGAGCATCGAGACGCTGGTTAACGAGCTGACGGCTCAGATCAAGCGTCCTTCCGTCATCACCGTTACGGCTGGCGAAGAAGACAAGACCAAGTGTTTTGCCGACTTCCTCCGTCGAATGGCTTGCGGCGACCGTGAAGGTTTGATCAAGGTCTACAAGGCTCAGAAGTCTGCCCTCGCGGAAGCTTCTGGCGTGACCGGTGGTTACCTGGTTCCGCCTGAGTACCTGAGCGTCTTGATGCAGCTTGCTGCCGAAGATGCCATCGTCCGCCCCCGTGCCGACGTGATCCCGATGAACAGCCGATCGATCGACATCCCGATGCTCGACCAGACGACCGTTCAAGCTGTCGGCACGACCCCGTACTTCGGTGGTGTCATCGCCAAGTGGACCGCTGAATCGGCCACACGAAACGAAACCGAACCCACGTTCAAGCAGATCCAGTTGGTCGCTCACGAACTCGCCGGTATGTCGTATGTCAGCCGTGTCCTCATGGCCGACTCGATCATCTCCGTCGACAAGCTCCTGACGAACAACTTCGGTCGTGCTCTCGGCTGGTACGAAGACTACGCCTTCTTGCAGGGTGACGGTATTGGCAAGCCTAAGGGTGTCCTGAACAGCCCTGCCTGCATCTCGGTTACTCGTGCCAACACGGGCTCGGTTCCATTCTTGCTCGTCGATGTCGCGAAGATGTACAGCAAGCTCCTGCCCCGCTCTGTCAGCAAGGCTTGCTGGGTTATGTCGCAGACCGTGCTTCCTTACCTGATTCAGCTCGCTGACGCTTCGGGCCGCACCGTCTACCTGCCGAACCCGACGTACAACACCGACGGTGGCGCAGCTACCAAGTCTGTCCCGATGACCTTGCTCGGCTTGCCGGTCATGTTCACCGAGAAGCTTCCTGCGGCTGGCACCGCTGGCGACGTCCTGTTGGCCGACTTCAGCCAGTACCTGATCGGTGATCGTAACGGCTTCGAGATCGCATCCTCGACCGACTACGCCTTCACCAGCAACCAGATCGTCTGGCGGTTCATCCACCGTGTCGATGGCCAGCCTTGGCTCGATGCCCCGATCACCTACCAGGACGGTTCGACTCAGGTCAGCCCGTTCGTCAAGCTCTCCTAAACCGAACGGACCCTACTTCGCCCGTCGGGGTAGGGTCTGCTTGATTCTCAACACATACGAAAGGGGAAACGATGGCTTTTCAAGAAAATATGACGCAGGAGTTGGCTCTCGTCGGTCAGATCGCTCCCGCGAGCTTTTCTGCCGGTACGACTGAGATCTCGGCGATCGACATGAGCTATTTCCGCAGAATTATGTTCGTCATTCAGTGTGGCGTTCTGACTTCCGCGACCGTCGACTTCAAGGTTAAGGCATGCGCTACCTCTGGCGGAACGTACGTCGACGTAGCTGGGCCTTTGTCAATCACTCAGATCACGACCAGCACGAAGATTGCCGAACTCGAAGTTAAGGATGAGACCTTGGCTGCCGCATCCAGCACGGCTGGTGTGAGCTATCGATTCGTCGGTGGCCGTCTGACCGTTGGCGGTACGAGCGCCTTGGTCGCGGTGACCGTTTGGGGCTCGGTTGCTCGCAGCAAGCCACTCACTCCGCAGAACCTCGCAGCCGTTACTCAAGTTGTGGTCTACTAAACCGATTCAGTGGGGTAGCGACCCTGCCCCACTGATCATTCTACTGGAGATGACGTGGAAAAGCAAGACAAACAGATGACGCCTGAACGCAAGGTCCAGAACGAAACCTTGGCCCGCACAAAAGCGATCATGGATACGCAAACCAGTCCGAAGCAGCCATGTAGCGAATCATGCAAGTGTAACGAGAAGTAAAGGGTACAGATGACCGCACCACTGACGACGGTAGCACGATTCCTTCCGGCGATTCCGGGTGCGACGCAATCTCAGCTTACGATCGTTCCGAATCTCATCCAGGCGGCGTCGAACATCGCCGTGCGGTACACGAACCGCCAATTTTGGCAAGCCGACTACACAGAATACCGCGACTCGTCGCTGAGCAATTCGATCATCCTACGACAGTTCCCGGTAAACCAAATCACACGCATCTCGTTTAACCTCCAGCCCGTCCTGACTATCACGTCGACCAACACCTCGTATCAACGAGCACTGGCCCAACTGGATACGAGTGGCACGCTCGAAACGGGGCTGACGGTCAACGGAATCCGACTCTCGTGGCTCAACTCGGGTGTCGCCGGAACCACGCTGATCGACACGTCTACTCTCTTGACTCTACAGAGTGTGGCTGACGCGATCACCGCCCTTGGCAATGGTTGGTCCGTGAATGTTCTGGCCGGATTCAGCCAGTATCCGACGACCGACATCTGCCCGATCCGTGGCGGAGGCTCATGTAGGGGAACCGGATGCGACTTCTCCATCTACACGCAAGATGCCAACAACTATCAGGTCGATCCAGGTATCGGCGAAATTAAGCTGATCGACCGCACGAACGCGAACTTCTTCGCATTCACCAGCTACCCTTGGACGAACAGTTGGGGTAACCCTGGATACCGAAATATCCGCATCGACTATAACGCCGGGTTCGTCGCGATCCCCGAAGATGTCCAACAGGCGGTCGTCCTGATAGCACAAATGCTGTATGAGATCGGCGACCAGACGCTCGTGACGAAGATGGTCAAGGTGTTCGACTATCAAGAAGAGACTGACGCCGACCTGATCGCGATTCCGGACGCGGCGAAGGAAATTCTCAACCTCTACCGCAATTTCCGCTCTTCGGGAGAATAGTATGTCACTCGGAAGACTCATGATCCACCGGGCCGACGTCGAACACGCCACCGTGACGAGTGGCAAATCGATGACGTCGGTGCAGGAATGGAAAAAGCGGGCCGTGCAGTGCCCGTGCCGGGTCCAGCCGGACAAGAGCTACGCGACCGCATCATTCAGTGCGACTGGCAAGGAAACGTACGCCAGGATCCACTTTTGTCCGCCTGTCCAGTGCGAACGCGACGACCGAATCCACATCGTCGACGGTCCTGGTCGGATCGGACAGATCTGGGAAGTCGTGGGCGAATTTGAGGCCGATACGATGGGTACGTTCACGGTCGTGTTCGCCAAGCTCTACGGAGCGGGAGTCGTCTGATGGCTTGGAACCGTGGTGGCAAGCCTGCAGAGAAGAACTTTGTCTGGTACGGTGACCAGCTTCTGAAATACTGTGCTGACGCGGGGTTCTATGGATGCGTCAGGGCCGCGTACTTCCTCAGGGCTTACATCCGAAACATGATCGGCATCCCAGGGTTTGGCGTGCCGAGCGAAAAGGGTGATCCGCCACATCTGCAGTCAGGTAAGCTTAAAAAATCGATCAAAGTCCTGGTCAGCAATCAGATGGATGAAGCCATCGTCTACAGCGACCAAGAGTATTGGTTCTATCTTGAGTACGGAACAAAGAACGCTGATGGGTCAGAACGTATGGCTAAGCGTCCATTCTGGCGACGATCGATCGACGAGACACAGTTGACGATCCAGCACGTCACAAAGTCGGCGATCTTGGAATACATGTCGGGGCACATTAAGAGTTTTGACCCGCACGAGGATCCCTTTCCAGAAGCATAGGAACGGCTATGGCATACGTCACAAAGATTGTCATCCTGATCGCAACGATCATCATCCTTCTCTACGACGGGTACGTCTGGGCTCGCTACGGATCTGACAGCACAGTCAGTTGCGTGATCCTGAAGCTCTCCATGCAGTACCCGTTCGTCCCGTTCGCCGCAGGTGTCCTGTGTGGTCACCTGTTCGCCCCGATCCGAATCACGAATAAGTAAAGGCCAAAACATGCCAGATGGCGTATACTATGTAGATCCAGGAGCAGGGACGGGAAACAAGCTGATCGGCGTGGAATTCTGCACCGTGAACAGCGTAGCTAACACGGGGATCTCGCTCGGCAAGGTTGGGTTTGGAGGTGCTGATGTATTCACATACGTGACGAGTTCGGTAGGATTGCCGGTTAATGTTCTGAATACCAGCATCGCGGTGACGGCTGCTTCGCTCCCACTGCCATCTGGGGCCTCTACGTCGGCCTTACAGACGACTGGAAACGCATCGCTCAGTTCGATTGATGGAAAAGTGCCCGCGTTAGGCCAAGCGGCGTCTGCGGCGTCTTTGCCGGTTGTGCTGCCTGCGGCCCAGATCACAACCCTGACGCCTCCAGCGGCCATCACTGGCTTTGCCCTCGACGCGACTCTCTCGACGCTCAGCGGTAAGATTACGGCTTGCAACACAGGATCGGTCACGGTTGCGTCTTCGGCTTTACCGACAGGTGCGGCCTTGGACGCGACGGTGTCGACGATGTCGGCCAAGATTCCCGCGTTGGGTCAAGCAGCATCTGCGGCGTCGCTGCCGGTCGTGCTGCCCGCCACACAGATCACCACGTTGACACCGCCCGCCGCGATCACCGGTTTTGCCCTTGAGGCTGGAAATCTCGCGACGATCGCTGGTAAGGACTTTGCGACCCAAACGACCTTGTCGGCGTTGAACACGAAGGTCACGACATGTAACACCGACGCGGTAGTGTTGGCTGCGGGCGCTGCGGCGATCGGCTCGATCACCAATACGTCTTTTGGTGCCACGGGTGCTGCGGCGTCTGGTGCTACGAAGTCTGGTAATCCAGTCCAGGTCGGCGGAGTCTTCAACACGACCCAGCCAACGGTGACGACAGGCCAGGCTGTAGAGTCGCAGTCGACCGCTCGCGGTGCTTTGATTGTCGCGACAGGCGTCGATACTTTTAACGTAACGGTCAACGCAGCCCTCCCAACGGGTGCCAATACGATCGGATCGATCTCGAACGTCAGCGGAACCATCAGTCTTCCGACGGGAGCCGCAACAGCTGCGAAGCAACCCGCACTCGGAACTGCAGGATCGGCCTCTACCGACGTGATCACGATCCAGGGCATTGCGTCCGCGACACCAATCATTGTCAATCAGACGCAACTCAACGGTGTTGCTCACCTTGCTGGCAACGGCGTCACTGGCACCGGGTCTCCGCGAGTCACGATCGCGTCTGACAACACGGCGTTCTCGGTGAACAATTATCCAGCCGGTGATACGATCAGCATTGCTGGAACCGCATATACGGTTAAGCAGGCTTTTGTCTTGGCAGCGTCTGGAACCACGACCGTCGTGGCAGCGGTCGCGTCTAAGAAGATCAGGGTGTTGAGTTACTCGATTGGGCCAACGTCTGCGGCGGCGAACATTTATCTGACCAACACGACGGCTGGTGCGACCGGCATCTGCTCGACCAAGTATCTTCCAGCGAATGGTGGCCTCGTGGCTCCACTGAACCAGTATGGGTGGTTTCAGACAACCGTTGTCAACGAACCCCTCCAGATCGTCCTTTCAGCTGCTGCGAATGTTGGTATTGACGTGACGTACATCGAAGTCTAACGAGGGCAAGCGATCATGTCGACCATCATATATAACGGCACATTTGCAGTCGCCGACACAACTGCCAACGCGACCGCTGGATCGACCGCGACATCGATCAAGGGGCTGTGGGATGCGGTCACGGTCGGAACGCAGGGTGCCTGGATTGACTCGTCTGGCTCCAGCAACTTTGTGTCGTCGAATCGTGGTGTCGTCAGCAATCTTTTTACCAACGCGGCGACGAAGCGACCGGCTGGCGACGCTGCCCGTGATCAACAGATCCAAGTCATTCTATCCGCGAGCGGCAACCAAAGCAACTGCATTCTTGACTTAAAGCTACGTGATTCGTCCTCGACCGCCGCAACTTCAGGCCCGTGCTACACTTGCGAAATTGGCTATGCTGGCTCGTGTAAGTTCTGCAACGACTCGCTCACACAGATCGGGGCGACCCAAACCCTCACTGGTGCGATCGATCCTGCTCAGACCTGCACGGTCACGTTCAAGGCGGTTGGCACAACTTCGGTCGTCTTAACACTGACGGTCGTGCAGAACGGAGCGACTCTCGGATCGTTTACCGTCACCGATTCTTCGCCGTCGGTAGCTCTTCAGGGATCTGGTGTCGCCGGTATCGCCCATGCGTCGCAGAACATTTATTTCGATCAGGTTGTGATCACGAACATCACCACGACCTCGATCTCACTTTCACCCAACACTGGCACGACCGGAACGTCCGGAACGGTGGCGGTCACCGGAACTGGAACAAGCTTTAGCGGTTCACCGTTCAGTTTGACTGGTGGAACCGGGGCGTCGATCACAAGCCAATCAGTAAGTTCCGCCACCGCCGCATCGATCAATGTCAACTATGGATCCGCTACCGGCACACTCACGGTCTCGGACGGAGCTGGTGATACAGCCAACATCACCGTGTCAGCACCATCGGCGTTGGCACCGGGCGTCGTTTCGCTGACATCGGCGACCACGACAACGATCAGCCTTACGTCGACTTCGCCCACGGGCGGCACGGCCCCGATCACTCAACAGTGGTACAGGGGGACGACGTCGGACTTTACTCCAGGGACTGGAAATTTACTCGCCGGTAAGACCTCGCTAACGCTCACCGACACCCCTCCGACGAGCGGGGTCTACTTCTATGCTCTCAAGTTCACCGATTCTGCGGGCTCGCCCGCGACGGTGTACGCGACGCCCAGCGGGGCAGCCTTCGTATATGTCGCCGGTGCCGTCGGTACGCCGTATCCCGCGTCGACGTGGGCGACGCCGATCAGCGTCTACGAGATTGGTGACTCTGTCACGTACTACGGAGCGAACTATTCATCGTACGCTCAAAACATCATCAAGTTCGCAGCGGGGAACCCTCGCGCCGTAACCTACACGACCAACGGTATCAGCGGGACAGCGACGATGGATTGGCTCCCAGCGGGCAATCCACGATCGACCAACGCGGGAAACATCGACCCAGCCGTGACGGCAGCGATTGCGGCAAACGCGACGCATATCTCGATTCGGCTCGGAGCTAACAATCTCAAGACGAGCTTCAACTCGACCGCAGGACCGCTGACACCAGCCGCGACGTGGCTAAGCGACATTGTGGCGATCGGGACGTACATTCGAGCAGCGTTCGTAACCGCTGGTAAGACAGCCCCGTCGATCCTGGTGCATGCACCGAGCTACATCGTTCCTAATGTTCTGCAATTCTCAGGGCAGGTTACTCAGTGGGATGACAATTCCGACGCAATGAACCTTGCCTATAACGCCATCGTTGGGGCTGGTGGAATCGGCACAGGATTCTACCCTGGAGACACCGCATCCTACCATTACTTCGCAAACAATCCAGGGCTGATGGATTACGCGGGCGTCCACCACAACACCCAAGGCTATCAAGACCACAACAGCAACGTCGGTTCAGCATTCGTAGCAGCTTTCCTATCATCGGGCGGGACAGGCGGAATTGTCAATCCTCTTTGTAATAATGTAATTCAGGGGTAACGATGACATACAAGCCAAGCCAGCCCTACCATAAGGTGTTCACGATCAATGGCGACGCAGGGGCGACGAATGCCGACTCGCTTCCAACCGCGACCGCCAATCGGAACGGGACCGACGACGGAGCATTCGCACTCACGGTGGCGAATCTGGCGACCGGAGTCTACGCGATCAGCGGGACAGTGCCCTCTGGGTACGCCCTCGCGGATATCGTGCAAATCCGAGTCGCCGCCACGGTCAGTAGTGTCGGGTACGTGACGAACGTGGACTCGTTCCCCATCGACACCAAGTACCTTGGTAACCTCAACGATATCGCGAATCCGGTGACCGTGGCTGGCATCAGCAACCTCACCACGGGAGCCGTCGTGACTGGATCCACCACGACTACGGTTATCGTATCGGGTCTCCCGACCGGATATAACTATGTCAATCAGAAGATCTTCAATCTCACGACGGTGGAGCAGCGGTACATCGCATCGCAATCGACCAGCGGAAGTAACTACATTTTCACCATCGGAACAGGATCGAACGACTTGGGACCATTCACTGCCGTCGCGGCAGGCAACATCATCGCGGTCGTCTAAGGAGTAAAGGTATGTTTACCAACCTAATCCTCCTGTTCAGTAATCAATCCGCCAGCACCGCGACCGCACCGGTTCCGCTGATCGGAAACAACCTGCTGCTGTTGTTTGGCCAAAAATCAAACATCGCGTATCCAGATGGGATCTTGGAAGGTATACGACAGTTCTTTCTCAGTGATTCAGAGATGGTCGCGAAGTTCACCGGAGGCATCTACCTGCACGACATGCCAGTGGGGTCACCACTACCGACGTTGGTGGTGGATTCACTGACGAGCGTCCCACACTTTTCAACCTCTGGCCCCTACTTCACAGTAGATGCTGTCACTTTCTCGATCTGGCACACCGACGCCGATGAAGCTAGGAAGGCAGGTGTCCTGTTGAAAAGGAAGTTTGATCGGACCCTCTCGATTCAGTTGCAAGACGCGATCGTTACCACGTTTTACCGAAAGAGAGAGATGTTGGTCGGAAGCGACGTGCGAGGACCAAACGACCAGCGTATGTATCAGCTTGTTATCGATTACCACGCATACACCTCCATGAATCTAAACACGTAAGGGGAAAACATGCCTCTGACCACGACCCTGGCTCCGACGGTATCCTCGATCCTGTCGATCAACTACACCGACACCGCGTTAATTACGGGTGCCACCCCGACTACCAACATCAACAAGGCGCTGTCTGTCGGATACGCCAACGGAACCGCAACCGGTCAGGTTGACAGTATGTACGTTCGTTCCGGAACTTTCACCGCATCAACCGCAATCGCTGTTAAAGTTGTGACCGCAGGAAGCATCTTTGACGTGTACGGTCACCAGATCAACATGGTAAAGGTAAAGACGCTTTACTTTGCCAACCTTGCGACGACCGACACATCTGCTGATGTCGTGACGATTGGCGCTGGATCCCAGCCGCTGACGACGATGTTTCCCAGCACTTCGACGATCGTGGTTCGTGGAGGCGGGTCGATCCTACTCAACGCCCCACTGGCCACCGCGTACGGCGTGGCGTCCGGAACCAATGACACCATTACGTTCACTCCAGGTGCCGGAACTCCAGCATACGAGATGATCATCATGGGATGCTCTGCTTAATCCTAACTGAAACCATCATAAGAAAGGCACGACATGCCAACGAGTTATGTTCACGGCTCAACCGGATCGGCGACCAGCAACGCCACGACGGTCTGCTTGACCTCCTGGGAAGGCGAGGATACGGTCGAGCTGGCCGACGTCACGTCAACTTGTTCGAGCGGCTGGCACGAGTCGGTCCCCGGCCTGAAGAGCTTCAACGGCTCGATCAACGGAAACTTCGACTCCAGCTCGCCACCTGAAGCGACCTACGCATTCACCCCCGGAACGCTCGTCACACTTGTTCTGCGAGTGTCGAACGCCGCCTACTACAGCATGTCGGCGTACATTGAATCGTTCAAGGCGACCGTCGATGTCGGCGACGTTGTAAAGTGGACGGCCTCGTTCAAGAGCAACGGTGTCGTGACTCGCGTTGGAATGTAATCTAGCTGACCCGCACGCCATAAGGCTGTGACGTGCGGGTCAAGTCACCTTAACCTGAAATCATATTATCAAAGAGCGTTCAATGTCACTCACAGCACTCATCGGCGGCTCAGCAGACTACATTATCGGCACCAAGACGATCAAAGTCAAGGCATTCACGATCAATGAGATCGCCCGCCTGCAGGATTGGGTCAACCGCAGCTACCGGAATCCACTCCTAGATCTCCTGCCCGTGCTAGGCCAGACGGATCCTGATACCCGACACGCGATCATCTCGCAGGCCAAGACCTGGACCGCCCCGCAGTTCGGCACCCCCGAAGCCGAGACCATTCTCAGCACGATCGGCGGAATGAAGGAAGTCTTCCGAATCCTCGTCACGGCTGGCGATTCGAGTAAAACGGACAAGGACGTCGACGCCATCGTGGGCGAAATTTCCGTCGATGGATTCATTGACGCCATGGGCGAGTTGATGATCGTCGCGTTTGGCAAGTCAGAGGGCGTCGACCCAAAAAAGGACCAGGAAAGCCCATCGACTGGGAAGGAATAGCCCGCTTTCTCGCGGAGAAATACGGCTGGACCCCAGAGCACATGAGTAAGCTTACTCTGGCTCAGCTCAGAGTCTACGCGAGGGAAGAGAAGCGTGGCGGTGACACCATGTCGCACGCTGAGATGAATTCCTTCTTAGAACGAAAACGAATCGAGCGTGGGCTCGCCTAACACGACAGGACAGCACCATGGACTTCAGATTACTTAACGCTTTTGTCCAGATGCGTGTCAACACACAGCCGCTTTCCTATGCGTTGGACCGCATGGGGATGCGGCTTGCTCGTTTTGAACAGCGATGGGGGTCGATTAAGCTTGGAATGAACGTGCGTGCGGCGGGCCAGCTCGGTTCGGCCTTCGACGGCATGGCGAGGTCGACGGCGAAGATTGCGGCGAACATGGGACGTGCGACGGCTGAGAACATGAAGGCGTATCGGGTGCAGTCCCGTATACAGAATGAAGCAAACCTTCATGCAAAAAGAATGGCAGCGACAAAGACCAAGGAAGCGTATCAGCAGGCGTTGATCAATCGTCTCGAAAAAACAAAGGTCGCATCTCAGAGCCTGACTCGCGGAATCAATGCTGGGCAAAAACAATTAGCGGCTGCCAAGGCTGCACGCTATCAGAAGATCAAGAAGGCTAGTGATACCGGAAAGAAGGCGATCGCCGATCTCCAACAAGCAAAGCAAGATCGAGACGATGCGAAGCGTAGGGCAAATTCAGATTTCAACAAGTCTCACCGGTCTATCCTCAGACGTCGAGCTATCGCTGACCTGACGCACAGAATCGGCGTCAGTAGGACTGCGATCGGATCGGATGAAAGACAAAGGGTGAATGCACAGCATGCTCACTCTATCAGCTCACTTGGCGACCAATCAGGCACAATACTGCGTCGTCGATCAGACGCCCATAAACAGGCAGATGGCCGAGTAGCAAAGGCCAGAGGTAGAGTGCAAGACTTAGTATCGGCCTTCGGAGCTATCACGAGACAGGCGAACAACGTATATCAGGGGGTAGTGGGCAAGGTAGGCGGTCACATCGACATGTTGCGTCAACGGAGAGACTCAACGCAGGAGCGTGGCGATCGAAATGTCAACAAGACAGGTCTAGCTGACGCATTAGCACAAGGACGTGTAAAGAAAGCTCAAAAGGCTGCAGACGTCGCGAAGATCGGTCGCGGCTTCTCCTACGCCGCCGAATTCGCCGGTCGCTTTGCCCAACAACTTGGCAACGTCACCGCGTGGACGATCAAGGTGATTCAGCCGCTCAACCTTCTCGGATCACTCCTGGACGGTTTGTTCAATAGTTTCACCAGCCTCATCGGGACCGCGTGGAACCTTGGCGTTGCGTTGACCAAGGGTATCGGGGCGGCAGCGATCGGCGTCGTGGCCACGTTGGGATTCTCAGTCAAAGCGGCGGGCGACCAGGAAGCCGCGATGGTGAACATTGGACGCGTTTCGGGCTTGATCGGTAAAGATCTTGACGTGCTGAAAGACAAGATTCTTGCTTTAGCCGAGACGTCTGCGGGCGCATCCCTGAAAGAATTGAATGATATTGCGGAATTCGGTGCCCGCTTGGGTATCGGCGACGGCATGGCCGGAATTGACAAGGGCGGTGCGATTGCCAAGTTCACCAAGGACGTGTCGAAGCTCCGTTTGGCCTTGGACGATATCCCGGCTGAAGAAGCCGCGACGAAGATCGTCCGTATCTTGAAGGTGTTCGGCGAAGGCCCAGAGAAGATCAACAACTTCGCTTCCGCGTTGGTCTACTTGGACAACTCCAGTACCGCAACGGGCCGCGACATCCTTGAGCTTACTCGTCGGTTGTCCGGCATCACGGCGACGATGGGGATGTTGCCTGAGGATGTCATGGCACTAGCCAGCAGCATGCGTGACGTCGGCATCGAGGTTCACGTCGGTGGTACGGCAGTGCAGCAGCTCTTCCTCGCCATGGGTGCCAGGACGAAAGACTTCTCGAAGGTGCTGAAGATCAATCAGGCTGACCTGAAGCACGCTATGGACACGAGCCCGGTCGATGCGTTGCGAATGGTCTTGGGTCGGCTCGCCAAGTACAAACCGACAGCCAAGATGCAGTTCTTGACCCAGCTTCACATGCAAGGACGTCAGTCAGCCTCCACGATCTTCCAGCTTTCCAGTGCGTTCAAGACGCTGGATAAGGCGACCGACGGTGCTCGTAGGGGATGGATAAGCCAAGAGTCGGTCGAGGCGGCGGTCGAGGCCCGGAGTCAGACCCTGTGGGCAAAGATGCACATGCTGTGGAACCAAGTGTTGGTTCTGGGTGAAGCCATCGGCAAACACTTCCTTCCGGTCGCGAAGGAGATGGTCGCGTTGTTTGGCGACTTGGTCGCGGGGGCGAAAGACTTCGTCGGTGCCAACACGGCGATGTTCCAGACCGTCGCGAACAAGATGATCGCGTTCATCCGCATCCTCAGGGGCATGTTTAAGAATCTGCCCGAGACGATCCAGATCCTTTGGAGCCTGTTTAGCAACCTGCTCGAAAGAATCAAGGATGGATTCATCGGAATCGTTCCAAAGATCATGACCACCATCGGCACGATCGTAAAAAAAATCGCAGAAGTCTTAATGGCTGGATGGGACATCTTAGTCCCGTCATTCGTCGCTATCGGCGAGATGATCGGCGAAGCGATCTACGAAGGTATCAAGAATAGTGCATTGTTTACGATCGTCGATAAGATAATCACCATGATGGGCGGGGAGTCGATGAAGGATGAAATACAAAAAACTAGCGAACGGCTCACCAAGACAGGACAGGCCATCCAGGATGCTGAAAATGGAACATTCCCAGGCCCAAATGGTGTAAAAAACAAAGAGAATGCAGTTAAAGCGGCCAATGATGAGTTCGATGCTGCCCAGCGTGCCCACCAAGGGGCAATCGAAAACAAGAAGATGCGAGACCTTCAACGGCGAGACCGGATCAAGAAAGGACTTGGCGGAGTCGGAGAGATGCTGATCAAACCGAATGAAGCAGAACAGAAGGCGATCAATGATCGGGCCGATCTTAGGAATCGCCGACACGACGCCGCAGTCAAGAGATTGAACGAGATGGGCGAAGAGGTTGGTGCGGACGACGCAAGATCAGCAGGAATTCCAAAGGTCGCTGAGAAGTCATTCAATCCGCTGGCCCGATTCAAGGATATCAAGGGTAAAAAAGAACTGGTCACGCCGGGAGGTGTATCGCTTGGCATGTTCAGAACTGACCAGAAGAATACGGAAAAAATGAGAAAGATGCTTCTGGACCAGATGCCAGCGAGCGAGCATGACGCATTCAAGGCAAAGAACTCTGAAATCTTTGAGCCGCAGATGCCGTACACGCCAAACATGTCGGGCTACTCAAGGGTAAAACAGAAGCAGCAGGAGTTGCAAACCGCAAACGCCGAACGCAGAGAAGCTACGAGGCAGCGTGGTTTGCAGAATAAGCAGAGTGGCGTCGCCCAGTTGACTGAGGAGCAGAAAGCGGCTCCAGAACGCATGATGGCCGCGTTGAGTGTCGGAGGCGTTGGTATCGCGGGGGCACTCTTCGGCACACAAACTCGTCTGAAGAAACGGATGCCACCCGGAGGCACCGGACTCGACGCCCCGATGATCGACAAGGATTATAAGCCCGAGTTCCATGGTCTCGAAGAGTTCAGCAAGAAGATTCAGAACGACCTCTTTGACCCCAAGAAGCAGAATGAAGATCGCGCCTTGACTGCAGCAACCGAGACGTCGTCCAACACGAAAAACATAAACAAGAACATCGAGCAGATTTCACAAGAAGTGCTCAAAATGTCCCTCAATATGGATGAGAAGAAAAAAGCAGCAGTCATGGTCGCCTAACCTGAGGAATAACGATGCCCGCAACCATAACAGTCCCGTACAGTATCATGCACAACGGAAGGAACGAATCCGTCGACACGAACGGTGTCTACGCGACCATGGTGTTCCTTGTCGATTGGAGCGACCGGTGGCAGTTCATCCGCGACGTCGCGGGCAAGAGCGTCATCGTCGGGCCGTCGTCGGGACCAACGATCGTCCGCAGTGCACCGCTCCAGTACCCGGATAACAAAAACCTCTACGCGAACGGGGTCTCGGTCGAACCGATCGGCGTCTCGTACTGCACGACTTCCGGTGCGTACGCGAAGGCCGAAATCACCGTCACGTTCGGCACGCTTTCGTTCGACTCCGAAGTCTCGCAGGGCACGCAGAACACCGTCTACCGATCCATCGAGATCGACATGTCGGCCCAGCTCATGAGTCTCCCCACGAGCCCGTTTGAGTTCGCAACTCCTTCGGGTGGATTCAAGCCGAACACCAATCAGGTCAATCCTGGCCTCCTGATGCCTCAGGCCCAGATTACCATCACGAGCCATCAGGTGCCGTACTTGGACACCGAACTGATCTTCGGATTCATCGGATCGATAAACCTCTACACGTTCTACGGCATGGCCCCCGGCACGTGCCTGTTCCTTGGGGTTCAGTGTCGGCGACAAGCGACGTCGGAGGGTTTGCAGGCGTGGGAGATCAGCTACAGATTCTCGTTCCGCCCGATCGACTGGAACAAGTTCTACAGCCCGACACCTGGAGTTGGGTTCGACTTCCTGTATCACAAGGCTACCTCGACGACCATCTACAGCTACATGGACTTCACCTTCATTCCGTAACGGGGGATCGATGGCAAAACTCGACATCCCTGACTTCAAAGCCGGTGATCCGATCTCGGCGGCGAAGCTGAATAAGCTGCTGATGTGGCTGCGTCAGTACAAGATAACCGCGTCTCCGCCGCTAGATGTCATGGAAACCAAGGCCGGGATCAATATTCGGATCGCAAGACCGAAACCTATATGGGCGAAGATCACCAGCGGGTCGAATCCATACGCCTGGACCATGCAGGTCAGGAGTGCAATCAATGTGTTCACCGACGACCCTTGCGGGCTAAGCGGCACGACGACGAACGATCCGGCGTACGAGTGGAACGGTTTAAGTTCCGTCTCCCCTGGCCGGATCGTGCTGCTCGAAACCGATCCCGGTACGGGCCAACGAATCTTTCAACTCGATACCTGTTGAGTCATTATGCCAAAAGATGCAGCGTTTGTCAAGGGACATCCGGTTTCTGCCGGTCTCCTGCAGTCGATGTCGAACCGGATGCGTCAGCTTTCCAACTGGAGAGGTGACGACTACATCAGTACGGTCGCGAATGACAAGGGAACCACGCTGGCCTACAACCAGGGCGGCGGATTCTTTGCCAAGCTGACCGCCGGGTCCGGACCATACACGTGGACAGAAGTTCAGCGTTCGGGAACCACGTGGGTCACGAGCACCAGCGGCAGAACCGGGACGTTGAACGCCTACGAGGTCAACGGTACGGTCGTACCGGCGAATCGGGTGGTTAAGCTCTACCAGGGTGCTCAGAACGAGTATATCTTTCGGTACATGCGGGAGTTTAGGCCATGCACGGGGTATGTTTGTGTGACCGTCAGTGGATGTGGCGACTACATCAACGGTGCCACGTTCACACTCAAGGATCACGCGACCGGCACGACCATCGGAACCTGCACGACAGGCGGGCATCACGGCGGATGCTGTATCGCAATCACGACAAATGGCTTGTACGATATTACAGTTTCAGCATCTGGATACAACACCAAAACTGTTACGCAATCATGTTACTGCGGAACCAACAGTATAGAACTGACGCTAAATCCGGACTCGATCACCGTCCAGTATCACGGATGCACCTCCGCTTTTCCAACATCACACGGAAAAACGGCGACGTTATACAAGAATGGAACATCAGTAGCGACCGCCACCATTGACAGCTCATCTGTCGCAACTTTTACTGGATTGACAGGTTTTGGATATCCAGACATATACACAACGTCGGTTTCATGCCCAAGATATCTTACGACGCATGTATACATCACAAACTCATCTTCTGGCATATACTTTGGAAACGTCCAAGCAAGCGTGTGTAGCTATGAGGCAATGATACCATATGATGACACCAACTATATCTGCTGTTCGTGCGATCCGCCAATACCCAAAACGCTCAACGCAACTATCGATGGAACCTCATGCGTCCTCACACTGATAAGTGCGGGGTATGGATCCGGAGGCTATACCGGATGTATAACCAAGACAGTCACGGGTATAGATGTGACACTTCTGTCATGCACGACGTTCACCCCAGTGTCGTCCGCCATAACCAGTATTACGATACCATTCTGGATCGTATTCAACTGCCGCAACTTTTCCGGAAACGCAGCCCTGTCCATTTATTACTTGTGTTACGATGGACGGGCGTATTGCGATGGCCCCGCAGAAACAGCTTTTTATGCCGGATGGCCATCAAACGCAAAAGATATATCTTATCCAAGCGGAAATTTTAACCAACCAGTGTGTGTTGGGCCAACCAATCCGACGTGCCAATCACAGCCTGCTGATTATAGCCTTGGATGGCCGCTGTTTACAGGATGCTACGGAGGGGCTAGCGGACTATACCTTCCAGATAACGGCACTGGGCATAATTGGATACCCTATCAGAGGCCTAATGCTGGGGCTGTGATCGCCGGGTCAGGAGGAGATTCGACATCGAGAACCTGTGCTGGATTCTCAGCATCAGGAACAGCGGTCAACATGTTGAATTTGGGATATTCAGCAGAATTCCAGAGTAATATGCCGAGTTGGAACTGGACGGTGACTGAATGACCACTGAAGAAGCATTAGAGATTGTGGTCAGACGAACTGGTCATGCGAGGTATCGCGAGCTGGTCAAGGAAAACGACTCGTATGCCCAACTGATTCATAATCTCGCCAGGAGCTACGAGGGTATACCTGAGCCCATGGTCGTTCAGGTGGTCGAATCTACCACCCCAGCCTCACCGATGACGCCAGAGGCTCGCCAGGAGCTTTTGATCACGATCGAGCAAGTCAAGGCAATCAGCTTGTGTCGGCAGAGGTCCGTTGAAGGCTGTGGATGCGGCGGACAAGGTCGGTGCGGGCTCGGCAAGGGACGAGCAGGAATCGTGTATCACCCAGACTGCCTGGAGTGTATCAGATCGGGACAGGCCGACTTGCCACGAGGCACGTTGACATGATCTGGGAGGGACGGATTCATGAACATCGCCGCAGGCGAACGTGAATGTGCTTGGCCCGTTGGGCCAATCCGCCAAGTAGGGCGTACGGCAACCACCTAATCATCCCACCCAAGGACCACAGCTATGAGCAAGCGACACGCCAAGACAACCTATGGCAGTCTTGCGAAGGCAGAGCAGGTTCTGATTGAAAAGCAGGGAAAGCCGGTTCACCAAAGCGGAAGCCTCAAACTCAGGCCCGTCCTGGAACCAAAGACCCCAGGGCAAGAGCGGTACATGAGTGCGGTACGCCAGAGCGACGTCACGTTATGCGAAGGCGTCGTGGGGACTGGAAAGACTTTTATCGCCGTTGGGATGGCGGCTCACGATATCCTGGAGCGGAAGAGCAAGAGGACGCGACTCGTCATCGCTCGCCCGATCGTGCCTGCAGGGGAAGACATGGGATTCCTTCCAGGCGAGATCGCGGACAAGGCCGGACCCTACATGGAGCCGATCTATGACGCGTTCCGCCAGTTCTGCCGCGATGACAACGAGTACAAGGAAGCGTTGGCCAACAAGGCGGTCGAGTTGAAGCCGATCGCGTTCCTTCGAGGCATGACGTTGAAGAACTGCTGGGTCATCGTCGATGAGTGCCAGAACGCGACTCGAAAGCAAATCGAGATGATCCTGGGACGATTGGGCGAGAACAGTCGCATGATCCTGTGTGGCTCATCCCAACAGTGCGACATCGGTGAACCCCTGGGCTGGCTGCACGCGTGCGACAAACTCTCCGGTGGCGGCTACCGCAAAGGTAAGGTCACGGTCTGCCGACTCGGCATCGAAGACATCGTCCGCCACGACTTGATCGCCGAGATGATCCGTCGACTCAACGATATCCCGGAGCCGGGTTCTGAACCGACTGATCTGGATGAGTACGAAGAGCCGGACCGTGCAAACCGCTACGGTGTCGAGAGAGAAGCCACAGAAGACCTGGATTGGCTGGATTCACGAGTATCGAGCCAGTGGTGCCGATCTTAATCTCTTGAAATCCCAACATATCATAGCCGAAAAGGCTGGCAAGTCAACATGGCTTTGTTCACAATGCAGCGGTCTGGCACATGGTCCGACACCAACGTAGCGACTCGCCCGTGGGCACTGCTGAACGGTGCCGGGGCGAGCGGCGTGCCAGGGTTAACCGACACGATCGTCAACGCCAAGACGACCATCACGTGCAACTCAAGCTCGTCGAACGGAACTTCTGTCAGCGTCAACGCCCTGACGAGCCCCCTCCTGTCCGGCATGCAGTTATGGTTCGGAGGGGCGGCTGGTATTGTCGTCACTTTGACGGCTGACGCGGCGATCGGAGCAACGAGTATCAGCGGTACGTACGTCGGTACCATCGCCAACGCAGCGACCGCCAAGGCCGGTTACTACCTCATTGTCGATGGTACTCAGTCTATCGGGGCTGGAACGGCTCCAACGATGGACTTCTCCGCGAACAATGCGGACTCGTGGATCAGTTTGCTCAAGATCACGGGATCATTGACCAGCAATGGCGGATTCTACAACTGCGGCGACATCATCATGACGGCAGGATCGTCCCTGACGTTCAGCGCCGCTACGCCGAACCGGTTCCACAACTACAACGCCTCGACGGCACGTAAAAGCCGGATCTCGATTCAAGGTACGTCTGGATCACGGTGCTCGATCAAAGGCGCGTCGACTTCTGCTCGCTTCGGACAATCTCAAGCATCATCCTTCGATACCTACACGGCCTCTTACTGTGACTATCAGTATGTGTCGTCGACGACGTATCAGAACGCGATCCTTTTCGGCGGCGCTGAGACGAATATCAGCATTGATAACTGCACGTTTGTCGACTCGTACGACGCGATCAAGTTCGGTGGCGATCTCGCGGCGGCGTCGAACTGCACGATCAGCAACTGCACCTTCACCGGTGGCCACACCGACATTATAGTCAGGTCTGGATCCGCGACGCCGACCGGGACACGCTTGATCCAGAGCTGTGCAACGGGTGGTGGAACGCTCGGATCGCTCTCCAGCTCGGCGGGCGGATGGCTCGGATGGACCATTGACAACTACGCCGGGGCATTAACTATCGCTTCTGGAACCGGATGTGCAGCGATCGCGACAACCGCCCTGGGGCAATGGACGGAGATTCGCAATTCATTCATGCGGATGCCCACTACTGGAAGTTCGCAGCTAAACATGCAGGGGAACGTGACGAACTGTGGCTTCATCACTGACGAATCGACCAATACGGATCCGAACTGCCTCCGCATTGACCATGCGATTTGTGGTTCGTCTTTAACCTTCAAGGGGAATGTGTATCAGGCGTACAGCCTAGATAACAACTCCGCATTCATCTACACCCGCACGGACGGATTCAGCCCAGCCGCGACGACGACGATCAACAATTACAACAGCCTGCTGCTACCGAATATCAACGGTAACGGGGCGTCCGGAAGCGCATTCAACTGCGCTGGAATCAACGCGAACACTAACGTGCGGGTCGATCACTACACGGTCGTCGGTGGTGGCAACACTCAGGCGGCAGGAACTTACATCGGAGACGGTGGCGTCGGAGCAGTGGTGGCCGGGACGATAAACTCGTTCAGGGCGAACCTCCTGTACGGCACCGCCGCGACGGTCGGTTCAAAAGACAACGCGTTGATCGGATACGCTGGAAATAACGTCGCCACGGACGCCTGTGCCCCCGCGAATTGCGGATACAACGGCGGACGATACCTCCACACATCGACTCCGACGTGGGGGCCGACGGCTCCTGGATACGTGATGTTGGGAACGCAAGCCATGTTCTCGTCAGCTCCGTCGGCAAATTCGTTCGACGTAGGCGTGACAACGTCTGGTAACGACCCGCAGTTCGTCGACACGTCACGAGACTTCGCTACCGCGTACACGGTTTACTTTGGCCAGCCGTCCGCTGGTACGAGAGCACAGAACTTCCAGGCTCTGTCAGCGTATCTGCTCGCAAATGTGCCGAACAATCCGACGAAGATCTCTGGAATGATTTCATGGATCAAGGGCGGGTGGGCACCGACGAACCCACTGTACAACGTGACGTACCCAACCGACACCAACGAAGTCCAGAACATCGGAGCCATCGCGGGCATCTTCCCTTCGGGGCACAACGGGATATTTTTCTTCGGCATGGGTTGAGACGAAAGCAGAATGCCCGAAGCTCCGATTGGGGTTGCGGGCGTTTTGCATTCATAAGACCCAGGACCATCAGGAATCCTCCCGCTCGATGATCCGGATCGGCTTGCACCGAACCTCTGTCGCGACCTCACCGTCTTCGCCTACGTAGCAAAACCCTTCGGAGTTGCGAAGATACACATGATATTCGCCAGTCCGATCATCAGCCCAGAAGACCGACTCGTCATCCATGCTGAGTCCGGTCGTGGCGTCGATGACTTCATACTTGCGACTCTGATAGCCACAGGCCCTGCAGTTTATGATCATACCCCACCTATTCTGTAAAAGAGGGCCACCCAGGACTTGAACCTGGATTTCCGTGGCATCCGCAGGTCAATCGTAAGACTCGGATCCAAGCCTCGCGACAAAACTGAGGAGTCCGCCTGGATGATGTTTGTGTACACGGCTAATCATTCCGCTTCACAGCACCACGATCAGGTCGGTATGCACGGTGTCCTCACCGATTGAACGAGCAACCCATCGTTACTCAATGACGCCAAGGATCGCGTCTTCCTTGATGATTATAATCTGGACGCCGTTGACTGCCAAGTCGGTTCCGAGATTTTTGCAGAACAGTACCTTGTCGCCCACTTTGACCTGCGGGGCGATCAGATGACCGCCTTCATCGTGGCGGCCCGGCCCGACGGCCAGGACGAGCCCGGTTTTGGGTTTCTCTTGGGCCGCATCGGGGATCAGGATTCCGCCAGGAGTGATCTTCTCGGGGTCGCTAGGGTGGATGATGACGTTGTCGAGGACGGGGGTCATGCGTAGCCTTTCGTATTCGGATTGTTCTCGTTCTTCAGTACAGGATCGTAGTATGAACGGACGCCTGCCTTGGACGGCACGGTCGTGTCGTTGAGATCGAATCGCGGCGTCGTGCGTCCGCTCCAGTTGGCACCGATCGGGCTCGCATTACTGTCGAGGTGGTACGCGATCACTTCAGGAATGAGGTGACGGTGATTCCGATCCCAGTGGATCGCAAACTGAACATCCGTGTGGATGGCCTCATTCCCATCTTCCGGATAGCGGAGATCATGCGAGTCACGCCTGGAGTCTCCGTGGAAGAGTTGGAAGAAGCCGATCGGGCAATACCCTTCGGTCTCATGCACGTACCGTGCCATGAATGGGAATTCGCTCGGCGTCTCGACGACAGCGTTCCAGCGATGCTGGGGGACGCCTGAGGCGATGTGACGCTTCCATGCCAACGCGTTCGGAACCAAGACACGGTCAACGCCATAGATGCACCGCTTATCTAGTGTCATGCGGCTGAGGAAGTGTCCAGTCTTGGGCGGCAGCACGATGTCGGCGTCCATGTGCAATGTCCAGCCCTGCTTGGCAAGCTGATCCATGCCCTTGTTGACGCCGCGACCCTTGGCGAACCGAGCCCCACCGGCGTGGAACAGGCCGGTTGAAATACACTTGACGCCAAACTCACGACACACCTTACGGGTCTCGTCGTCGCCGGGCCGGTCACTCGTCACGACGACAATTCGTTTTATTTGCAAGAGATTATGCGGGAGCGTGACTCGCAGAAAATCTGCATAGTCGACGCATGTGATCACAGCCTCGTCGATAAACATGGTGGCCCCGGTTGGCTCGTTACTCTGTCAATAGTTGGTCCAGAGACATTCTGTCTTCTTCTGCTTCGTTTTCGCTTGGGACGAATGGTTCACGACCGTTCTTTCATGCCGATTCCACGAACTCAGTGCGTCGTCGTAGAGTTTGCTTCGGTAACCGGCGAGAGCGATCTTGGCTTTGCTAGCGACGCACACATCTAGCAAGGCGACGTGGTCCTCCTGGGTCATTTCATGACGATACGCCTTGGTCGATCCCTTAGCCCGCGTCTCATGCAGGTATGGCGGATCCAGGTACAGGAGGTCTCCCGCGACGGACGATTCGATCAGCGGGAGAGCTGGTAGATTCGTAACCTTGACGCCCTGGAGTCTCTGGTGGATCGCGGGCAGTGAAGCGATGGCGTTGCGGCACGCGTTCAGATCACCCGGCATGCCTCCCCGCTCACGATCACTCCAGGCGAACGATTCACCTAGTCCACCACGAGACATTCGGCGGACGATGAACTCGCAGTAACCTAGTGTGTTAATTGGCGGATGATCAAGGATAGCGATGGCGTCTCGGCGATGGACGGCGTCCAAGAACGCTTCTTCGGTGTACTCGACGCTCAGCAGTCGCGACTGCAGACTACCAAGATCGTCGCAATCTTGGATCGTATGGTAGAAGCAGAACGTCGGCAGATCAACGTCGTTGATCCATTCTGTCAGGCTCGGCTCCTTGTAGAAGAACACTGAACCGCCACCGACGTAGTGCTCTTTATAGCTGAGCGACTCGTAATCGCTGGGAAAGTGATCAACGGTCCATCGCCGAAGATAGTGCTTGCCGCCGTGCGTCTTGAGTGGCGTTGATATCATTAGATCGCTCCAGAATTTGTAAAAAGCATCATCGCCGAAGACATCTTAGCACGACCGGTGGTCGGTGCCAATGCTTTATCCAGAAATTAACTCGATCAGCTTTTCGCGGCACCGCGACCACGCCTCAGTGTTGCCGTTGGCCGACCACGACGCCGCCGCCGCCGCCGACGACGACGCCCTCGCCGCCGCCGACTCCGCCACACACCACTCGTCATGGCTGACCACGTCACCCGCGATCTCGCGATCGATGAGTCGTCGGACCCGCTCGACCGCCGCGATGATGTCAGGATGGCCCTCCGCGACCACGGCAAGACCGCCGTCCACGACCGGCGTCAGCAACCAAGCCTTGAACCGCCACAACACCGTCCGCTGGCTCGCCTCTGTCATCCCGACGGGGAAGGCTTGCAAGAATTCCAGCGGGAACGTCATGGCCTGGCCGTTCGGTAATCCTTCAAAGATTCCATCTTCAAGGTAGGCGAATTCCTCCAGGATGCCGAGTTCTGTGGGATAGAGAGAGTGCTGGTATGCCTCCAGGGTGCAGCCGACGGCGCAGCCTTTGCCGTGCTTCCACCCAGTACCCTGAACGAGTTCGTCGGCCTGGGCGTGGCGGATCAATCGGTCGGTGTACAGTTGTTTAATCGCTGGGTCGTTGTGAAAGGCTTGCATTGGGGCTCCTGGGTTGTCAGTCAGATGGACTGGATGGATGTTTG